ACGGCCCTTGTTAGAGCCGATCATCAGATCGGTGAACGCCCACACTCGAGCGTCCATCCGGTCTGGTGATTTCATATTGGCCAATGGGTCCCACGTGCACATCTGATCCTCGAGCTCAGGGAACATACCCACGTGGTGTATCTGATGCTTCTCGTCGAGTGTGCTCACCGGCTCGGCGCGGGTCATCTTGCCTCGGGTTGCGCGGACCGCCTTATAATTGATGGTGCCCGACTCGCGCTGACCTTCGAGCTTCATCAGTCGCGCGGTATGGCTCAATGTGGTACCGATCCACTCGCCGCCATTGTTCACCTCACCGATGCACCTATCCGCCTCCCATATATCATAGGCCCGGATCATGATGAGTGCTGCTTGCGCAGGAGTGGCTAACCGTGAGAGATCTTCGAGGACCACGCCATGATCGTTCTGGTCGATGCCCGCCACAATGATACCATGTTCGGCAGCGTTCTCATTGCTTGAACCAGCAGGATCCATAGCGACCACCACTCGCTTGAGCCTAAGCTTCCACCAGTCACGCCATGCCTCCTTGGTTTGTATGCGTGAGTCCCAACCCGTTAAGCGGTTCTTCTCAAGCGTGTCACGTGCCCACAGCGAACCTGGAAAGTCCTCGAGTATGTGTGCATAGATCTCTTGCTTACCGAGCCGAGTGTTCTCATAATCGAGAATAGTTTCCCTGAACCACGTCGGGTCAAGGTTCTCTTGGTTCTCATAGCTGGAGCCCACCACGGTGCGTGTGGTCTTGAGCTCTTTGATCTTCTTGAGGATCGCCAAAGGCCGTGGCGTGGTAGTGATCAACTGCCTTGGTCGATCGGTACTAGCCTCACGCATACCGAACTGCAGGTTATCCCATACGTCCTGCGGGTTGCGGAACTTGGCAAACTCATCGATCCATGCAGTGTCGCCCGAGAACCCGCGAACCTGGTCAGGGGCCTCGTCAGAATAGATAGTAGCCCACGAGCCGTTCTTCCATGTGACACGACGCTTTGACGACTCGTAATGGGGACGCTCCCATGGCGGTGTGTTACGGATCAAACCACCTGGGCCTTCGAGCATGTAGTCACGAGCATCGGCGGGGTTCTTAGCGACCAATGCGATCCACCTACCGTTGAACGCCATGGCCCGCTCGTGTACCCACTCAGAGCCGGTACGTGTCTTCCCAAAGCCTCGGCCTGCGAGCACCAGCCACGTCTTCCAATCACCATCAGGTTGACGCTGCTTGCGTCGCGACCAAACCTTCCAGTTCCAGAAGAGAGCTTTAAGTTGTTCCGGGCTCAGGCTCGTCAGCTGGGTCCGGAGGTCCGGCAGCGGTAAGCTTTCGAGTGCGTCGGCTGGTGACCCTTGCCACGATAAGCTCAACGAGGTCTTCCTCTAGGTCGATCGGCTTGCCACCTGGATCCACCGGACCCTTTGGCTTCATGTCAGCAGGCCAGAGATCCGGGCGACGGGTCCACAGCCACAGCTTTATCGCATCGACAGCTGCAGGTACATGGTTGATGCCTTCCTCAACTGCCTTCACGATGGGGTAGGTATCCTGTCCAGTATCTGGATCCTTCTGTGTAATGTCGGCCTGTCGATAGATCTTCTTGTAAGGAACACTGTATCCCTGCGCACGCCGCAGCAGTGACATTGCGACGCTTGCATCGGCGAGCTCACGTCCCTCGGTGATGGCCTTATCCAAGTCAGCATGCTGTTGACGCCAAGTAGCGAGCGCCTTTACATCGTTCAGACCCAGGAAAGAAGCTAGCATAATGTCCTGGGCTCCCAGCACACAGTACTTATAAGCCTGCTCGGCATGCTCGGGAGTGTACTGGGGCTCTGCTGGTTGGGTGACCAGGTCGGTGTGTACCCCACCATTTGCTCTTCCGTTTTTCTTCATCCGCCGATCTCACTGCAAGTTGGGAGGTGCTGTACCCGACCAGGGTAGGGTAGGGGTACAGGTAGGGGTACAGCTTTTGGGCCATCTCCGTCTGGGTTTTTCTATATCTGTACCCCTGTACCTGGTTGTACCTATATAGAGCGGCATCATATGCTCGCTCGTCACGCCCGCTCGTCACGCACGTGCGGACCGAACTGGGGAGGGGGTGCCCAGGCCGGTACACCCGGGTACACCCGTTCTGTTCTCATTTTGGTCTCCCAACTGTTGCGTTCAGGCTCGAGTATATCTTGTACCGGTGGGATCGACGAGGCTCACAAGGTAGGATGACCATCCACCCCGTCACTGGTATCACCTTGCTCATCATCTTTCATCCTCTCTACCAGATCCACGTTCTTCTCTGCGTCCTTCACATTCTGTTCAACCTCGTGATCGAGACCATTCAGCGACTGTTGAAGAACCTCATTGATATCAATGATGAGAGTCTCATCGCCCTTCACATAGAACCACTTCTTTTTTCGACCTTCCGTTCCATTGACATACCTGACCCAGACCTGTTTTCGTTTCCAGCCCAACTCTTTCATCGATGTGCTCATCCAGATATTGTGCCTCGGTTCCCACGAGCCACGATGTACCTCACCAAGCAACCTCATAACATCTAGGCAGAGTAGTCGACCCTCGAGACCATCGAGCTTGTTCTCAAGCACGTTGGTAAATGGATTACGGCTGAGGTTCTGCATCTCAGCTCTGACCTCGGTCTTAGGTATGCACTCGCTGGGCTTCCAGTCTCCCAGCTTCATATTTATCAGTTCATAGAGCATCGCACCGAGGTTATCAGGTCCCAGCTCTTTATGGATCCAATCGAAGTACTCTTTGAATACGCTGAACTTTCCTTGGAGAATGTTGGGCAGGTTGAGGTTCACGTCGAAGATCGCATAGCGACGATCATTAGCATCTACGTTGGCGCTCCAGGTCTCGTTGGTAGTCCCGATGAACTTCAAGTGGTTAACGGTGTTCTTGGCGTTGACACCTTTGCCTTCAATGTTGATGCTCTTCTCACTGAGCATGCTCTTGAGCTTACCTGCACCCGCGCGATCATCTGGTGCCAACGCCTCATCGAGATAAAGCAGGCACACGTCACGAAGATGATAATTGAATTTACCGATGACCGCACCCAAAGATGAGACCTGCAGTCCATGACGGCCAAACATATCAACTAGCGCGCGAGCGTACATACCCTTGCCGGTACCTTGCTCGCCTCTAAAGATGACTGCTGTGATCGCCGGCGTGCCTGGGTTCTGCAGACACCACGCGGTCCACTTGAGGATGTATTCAAAATTTATAGGGTCCCTGTTGGCCAACACCCTGTAAATGTGTCCCTTCATACGTTGCCAGTTGCCCGGCTGTAACGGCACTGGCCAACCACGCCACAGGTTGAGGTAGCCGTTATCATCGATCTCACGGTCGTCCTTGGGATTAAACGTGACCCTGGGATACTTCCGGCACCTGGGATCATCAAGCCAGGCCTTACCTAGCTGTTTCATGTTGTCGCCCACGGGCACCCATTCACTTCGCTTAGCCTGCTCGAAGTCCTTGAACCTCATGAGGCTGAGTGTGTCACGACCCAACTTATCGGAATACCATTCACAAACCCAAGGCTTGTCACCCTCATTCTCAACGATGAAATATTTTTCGTTGGTGCGCTCCATCCAATCATCATCCCGGAAGGGCAGAGGCAACTCAACGTCCTTCTTGAAGCCGGCATCGATCGACTGTTTGAGTTTGACCTTGACGGTGTGATCATCGAGATTGCAAGCGAGACCCGCCGCATAGAAGATAGCTTCATACTCATCGCGGGTCACGATCTCGAAGCGAATGAACCCACTGTTGACGAAGAGCTCGGTGTTCAAAGTCGAGTCACGAGATCCTTCCGGAGTCTCGGCTACCACCTTAGCTCTCCCCTCCAGGTAAGCTATCGCACGTGACTTGCGACTGCCATGGATGGGGCGATGGCCCGGGGTATATTTTTTCTTGGGTGCCTTTGACTCCAGCATCTTCATGCAGATCAGTTCAATGTTGAGCTCTGTTAAGTCAGCACGCTGACCATCTGACCTCAATATGCTGCCCTTCAGCCACGTGTACATCTTCCCATCAGGTCGGATGGATCCAGGCAAGATTATGTATCCACCCGTGGTCCTGGTGTCGCAGCCTGGCAGTTGGACCTTGCGGTTCTTGTATATGACTGCATCAGTCTGGTTCCGCAGGTTGAGCTTGGGATCATGCCGACCGATGATGTGTTGACCACCTGAGGGAGTACCCGCTAGTGTCTGTGCCCAGTTCTCAGCGTTGGGTACCGTCTCAAACCCACCCTTGCCTGGGTCGATGTCTATAGCGTCAATCCCATTGACGCTTCCAGTCTGCATGCCGATGAGCACGTTCTCAATTTTGATTTGAAGACCGCCGATGTTCCAATCGCCCTTGAACCAGGATGGAATGCGGTCGGGATCGTTGGTGGCGGCGTTCTGCCAGCCCTTCTGGTGAAGTGGCTTCTTGCTACCATCTGGTAGCTGATAACAAGGGTGGATGATGATCCCAGCTTTGGCATACGCGATGGCCCATTCAAGGGGCGTTTTACCCATGTACATTACAAGGTCGTCCCATTATATAGCCATTATTGAGCTGTCCCGGTGCGCGGTGACAGACTGGTTGGGTCAGACGGACACGAGATCACCATCTTGCAGGTGATCTCGTGTTCATTTTATGGAAGGCATTGGGTCTTCCTCACGCAGTTTGAGAGACGGGTCGGGTGGGAGAGTATAAACCCGTACCTAATGGTTGTAAACCGGAGATACCTAGTGACCGATCAACCTGTCCCATCGTTGATCGATCACTAACCTACTCTTTGTCATATACAGGCGGTTCCCGTTGTGGTATGGTGGACGAGTCGCTGACCCCGACCAGGGAATGAACCCGTGCAGTTATATGTGAAGGCCAGATCCAAGAAGGCGTTCAACGAGAAGTTGGCCCAATATGCGGGCAAGCCACTCGTACCCATCTTCGCGTACGAGTACGAGCCGACATGCATCACACCCTATCGCATCGACATGCTGCCCCACGGCACGGTGCTCAAGTTCTACTGGGAGCTCGACGGTAACAGCAATCCGATCTCGCGGTCCTACGGCAAGTGGGACGCCAAGAATATGAGGGCCAAATGATGCTCGCCAGGTTGGTTTGTTGGCTAATTGGACATAGCTACGAGGTGTCTGCATTCGAGGATAGTGGCGACATCTATCAGTGTCGCTACTGTCCTGCCCGGTTCATCAGGTATCATGCACATGAGCGCTGAGCTTATTTTGGGCTTGACGGTCATCGCGATCAACATCATCACCAGTGCCACCGTGCTCTGGTACGTGTATCATTGGACTACGAATGTCTACAACCTGCTCGAGGAGATACGTAATGGCCTCCGCAAGAGTCCGAACAAAGAAGATCCGAAAAGAACATGGCCTCCCCCGATCGAAGCCAGTCGCTGGCGACGACGATGATATGGCTGACGTCATCGCGGCTGGCGCCTCGGTCCGCGATGGCTACCTCGAGCAGCTTGGTCAGCTGGTGAACGAGTATATCGCGCTCGAGTCGGAGATGACTGCTTTGCTTGAGCAGGCTGAAGCTCGCAACAAAGAGCTCTTCGACCTCAAGACACGTCGATTGCCCGACGTGATGAAGGCTGCTCAGATCGATCACCAGCGTATGACTTCAGGTCATGAGGTCTCGTTGATGACGAGCATCCGCGCCAGCTTTCCCAAGGATCCGGACAAGCGTGCCAAGGCTATCAAAGCCCTTACCGATCTCAACGGCTTGGACCTGATCAAGCATGTGATCAGCATGTCGTTCGATCGCGATGAGCAAGAGAAGGCCCAAGCTTCGTTCGAATTTCTCAAGATCGCCGGGCTCACACCCGACAACAAGCAAGCTATCCACGCCGGCACCTACGCGGCTTGGGTCAAAGAGCTTCTCGATGATGAGAAGATGGCACCGAAGCTGTTGGCACGTCTTGACGACCTCGGCGTGTTCATGCAAAGCATGGCTGAGGTGAAAGCTCCGAAGCAGAAACGAAAGGTGAAACATGGCAACGCAGAAGCAGCCTAAGGCACTCAAGGTTCAAGAGGAACCGGGAGCCTCCGATGTTGCACTCCTATCCCCAGAGGAACTGACCGAGCTGGGTCAACACAGCGGCAAGGGTATGGAGGCCGTCAAGTCGACCGACCTGGCGATGCCGTTCCTCACGATCCTGCAGGTGGGAAGTCCCCAGGTCAAGGAAGGCGGCGGCGAGTACGTTGAAGGTGCCAAGCCTGGGCTCATCTTCAACACGGTGACCAACGCGACCTACGACAAGATCGTCGTGGTGCCCGCGTCCTACAAGACCAGGTACACCGAGTGGAAGCCCAGGGACAGCGGCGGCGGCCTCGTTCGTGATTGGGGTGAGGACGGCTCGATGTACATGAAGATCGCGCCTGATGACCGCGGCCGTAGGATCACACCCACCGGAACCAACATCGTCGAGTCGGCCACGATCTTCGGCCTGCTGCATCCCAGCCAAGAGCGGGTGATCATCGCCTTCAGCTCGACGCAGCGCAAGAAGGGTCGCGGTTGGTTGACGATGGCACACAACATCCGCCTCGATGACGGCAAGGGTGGAAAGTTCAACCCGCCGTTCTTCTACATGTCCTACGAGCTCTCGGTCGTGGGCGAGAGCAACCAAAAGGGCGACTGGTACGGCTGGCGGATCGTACCGCACAAGCCCACGAAGGGTCCCAGCAAGATCGAGGGTGGCCCTGCGATCTTCGCCGAAGCGCTCAAGCTCGCCGAGGACGTCAAGTCACAGAAGGTTTCCGCACCGGTCGCGCTGATCGGCAAGGACGCCGAGACGGCAGACGAGATACCATTCTGACCGAACAGCTGCAAGTGCAGTTGTTTGATCAGAAGAGATACCGTTCTGATCTGGCCTCCCTCGCCAATCGAACGGTAGGGTCGGCAGCTGGTCCCCCTCAGCTGCCGACCCAACCTAGAGTGGTGGACGTCACATGACCTACCTCATACTCATCCTGGTGTCGCTCGTCTTCGCGGGCGTGCCATTCGGTCTTATCATCTACGCCATCACGGATGGACCATGAGCAGCAAACTGTCACCTGATGAATACGAAGAGCTCATCGAGATCTTTCTCGATGTTGACGCCTCAGGTTTCAAGATGAAGGAGCGTGAGTTCAGGTTCTATGATGAGCAGAAGACTCGCTTCGAGCGCTACGGCGTCGATACCTACATGTCGGGGCCACAGTGGAAATGGCTTCGCGACATCAAAGATCGAGCGACGCGATGACCTGGGCCCTCATCCTCTACCTACTTGGTCTCGTTCCTGCAATCATTTCGCTACGGGGACACACCCCACGTACCATATGGGTGTGTACCCTGGGCTGGCCGATATTGGCCTTACTGACCCTGCTAACCATTCTTTGGTCATGTGTCAAGAAGCTCGCAACCACATATTTGACATTTACATGGCGATGAGTTCATGGTACAGTTCAATCATCGTAGGTGAAACATGCTCGTCTTCGTCGTCAACTACAAGGAGTCTGAGCGCAACACCTTCCAGGTGTTCGCGCCCGAGTCGGCCCAGGTTTGTGAAGCCTATGTCGATGCGCCATTGATCGATCACGCGTGTGGTTATGTGATCAAGAAGGGTGAGACCCAAGAGTGGACCTTCGACGGCGTTCCGAAGCTGCAGCGACAAAAATTTTGTGGGTCACCCGACCCACAGATTTTTATCGCTCGGCTTCAGTCCGAGGCCAAGCCCTTGACGGCGGCGATGGTCGAGCAGCTTCACATCGACAAACGCGACTATATCAACCGCAGACGCAAAGAGGAAAAGCAGCTCATGGCCAATACCGAGACGAAACCGAAAGCGAAGAAGGTTGCCAAGCCAAAGGCCGCCAAGGCAGCTAACGGTGGCGAGCGCGCAGCTCGCTTCAATCCCGACGACACCTCGAAGATCTACCTGATCGAGAACAGCGAGGCCCGTCCACGGCGCGAAGGTGGCAAGGGTGCCAAGAACGCCGCCCTGTACAAGAACGGTCTGACGGTGGCCAAGTTCAAAGAGCTCGGCGGCAAGCCCAGCCTCTTGAAGACCGACATCGCCAAGGGCCGCGTCGAACTTCGCACAGCTTAGCACGGGCACCCAACCCCGCTCGTGCTGAGGATCGGTCGACCTAGCGACCCCGCATCCGGGTCGACCGGTCTTATCCTCTGAGTATCGTGATGGGCACAGGGTCACATGTCGACCAGGGGATTTGACATAGGCCCTTCAGTAGGCTCTGCCCTGTGTCCTTCAAGATGCTCGTCCAAGGAAATGATGTTTACATCTCATAGAGGTAGGTATACTCTCCCATAGTCGCTACGGTGAATGGTCACTACAGTGATACACTAGCAGTAACCGGGCCTAGGCCCAGTAGGAGAGTAATATGACTACCATCAAAGTTAGAGCAGCACGTCTGCCACGCATCCACGTCAACGAAAGCATGACCTGCCCCAAGACGGGCCTCCTCGTCTTGCGTCCCAATAGCACATCACCCGAACGTGGCCCCACTGAAGCTTGGGTACGTGATCCCTTTTTGCGGGTGCTTAAGGCTTGGCTGACCATCGGCTACTATGCTGGGATTACCGGCAAGTCCCTGGTCCGTGCCCTTTACGAAACGGTAAAGGATCCGGGACAGTACCTCTCATACGGTGAACACTTCGAGAAGTGGGAGAGGCGCGGAAGCTCGGGTGTGCTATATCATGAGTGCCTGTCCGAGGGTTGGGAACCGGACTTCGAGGTAGCCCGTCAGCTCTGGATCATCCACCGCGATGACAGGTCTGTTGACCTGCGGCAGCTCATGACTGAGATGCGTGGCGTCGAAACTGGAACCTCCTTCGAGGAGGAACTTGCTGAGGTTGCACGGCGACACAACCGTGAGATCGTCATCGGCAAGTGACGGTCGACATCACCAGTGGGACGGTATATTATCCTCCCGCTGGTGATCAACGAGGTGTCGAGTGAAAGCGTTGGGTGTGTATATCTTCGCGGGTGGGTTCACCCAGGGTCTCAAGAAGCACGCCAAGGTGCTTGCCCATCTCGAGGACAAGCCGTACCCGGGCACCGAGACTAGTCAACTCAACCACCCTGAAGTGCCCATCTACTTTCGACAAGACAAACCGACGTGGGATGAGTTACACCAATTCAACAACAAAGTTGACTTGGTGTATGCCAATCCCCCTTGTGCCATCGTGTCGCCCATCGGCCGCTCGATGATGAACGGCGCCAGCTCTTGGCAAACAGATCCGCGGCTGTCGTGCTGGACACGAACCTACCAGACCATCGAGCTGAACCCAAGCATGCTCATGATTGAGTCGGTACCTGGGATGCAGTCCCCTAAGAAGGCACGACCCTTCATCGATGGGCTCGCCAAGGACGCCATGAGCCGCGGGTACAGTGTGACGTATATCATGCACGACGGCGGGCTCCTGGGGCTACCGCACCATCGTAGGCGTTTTCTATTCGTGGCCCACAAGCATATCTTGCGGTACCCGAAGGTCACCAGGAGAAAGGTACCCACCGTAGGTGAGGTCCTTTCTCGTGTTGAGGATCCCGGTTGGTTCCGCCCCATGACTCGCGACCAGAAGATGGTGTGGCGCAAGTTGAAGCTCGGCAAGGTGAAGGATGGCAACGGTGGGTACTATCCTCGGTGGGAAAAGTTCAAGTCGGCCTGGTGTCGGATCCATAATGAGCCAGCTAGTGGACCTACGGATCGTCACGGACGCCCGCTCTTCATGCATTCGCGTCTGCATCACGATCGGCCTGCTAACGCTTTTGTGGGCAACTATCTCTTCCATCCTACTGAACCTCGCCATCTTGGTCACAACGAGATGAAGGCGCTTTGCGGCTATCCTCTGGGCTACCAGATTGCTGGTAGGCCAGGGAAAGCCGCAACCCTCTTAGCTCAGGCCGTCCTCCCACCCGTGGGCGATTGGTTCGGTCGCATGGCGATGATGACCCTGGATGCGCGCGCTCGGTTCAATCGACCCACGGCCCAGGTACTCGATCTGATGCTTCGGCCTAAGACCGACTACAAGCCCATCGTGAAAGATGCCTTTGATGATGAAGGGGAGTGCGATGAATGAGGTGGACACCCGAGACGGTGAAGACCAGGATCAGGGAGCTGCCTGTCCTGAGAACGGCCCCATCAGCATACGCACTGAAGTACCGACCGTCCCCCGATTGGCAGATCGACGGACGGGCCAAAGGATTACGTACAATTGCGGCGAGCCATCTATCATCGACTATACAAACTGGAAGGGTGTTCGCCGACGGCGTAAGGTTCAGCCGCTCACCATCTTCTGGGGATGCTCCCTCTATCATCACACCCTACAATGGTTTCTCGAGGCTTATGACCTTGAGGACTTGAACCTCTTGAAGTTCTTTCCACTCGCGAACATCCACGGTTGGGAGACCTATGATGAAACCCGAGAACGCCAACTGCTTCATGAACCTACCAAAGTTGCCGCCGGTGAAGTTTGGGAAGGATCAGTACCCGCTCTTCACGAGGATCAGCATCGAGACAAGCAAGGTGTGCAACCGGACGTGCTGGTTCTGCCCGGCGGAGCAGCGGGGCAAGAAGCAGAAGCTGATGACGGATCAGCTGTACAGCAAGATCCTCCACGAGTTGGCGGCCTTGAATTTTGACGGCGTCGTCCAATGGTTTTTCATCAACGAGCCACTGATGGACAAGAGATGGCCGGAGCGCATAGCTGCTCTTCGGTCACAGGTTCCACGATGCACCATCCACCTCACCACCAACTGGGACTTGATGGCCAAGCGCTCTGATGACGAACAGGTCGCTACCATCAAAGCACTCTACGAGGCTGGCGTCAACTCGTTCAACATCAACGACTACGATGAGAAAGGCTATGGTCGGATCATTCCGATCGCTGCCACCGAACTGAACAAGTGGCAGCACACCAAGGTGACCGTAAGCAACCACTGCTGGAAGAAAATCGGACCTAGGAAGAGGGTCCTCAGCTGCGGTCCGCTGCCTAAGACCCTACACACCCGCACCGGTTATACCAAGCTCGAGAACATCGAGACCTTCTGGAAGGGTGGCAGTCAACGTGGCAAGAAGCACTGCCCACGCCCCTTCCGGCATATTGTCGTTCAATATGACGGCAAGGTGCCGCTGTGTTGCACGGTGGATCCCACCAACGCCGAGGTCGAATGGATGGCTGACATCAACCAGGTATCGCTCGTTGAGGCATGGAACTCGAAGCGCATGTGGGAATACCGTTCGCTACTCCAGGACGGCAAGCGTGCAGGTCAATGCGCCAAGTGCGACGCGAAGTTCAGCTTCCCCAGCATCGTACGGCGTGTCGACCTGGGCAAGGTGAAAGCGAACGTATGACCTGGCAAGCAAAGGCACTCCTATGGATCTGCGCACTCTCACTGCTTGGCGCTACGCTGACCTACCAGTGGGAACACCGTTCTGTGACCCCACGACAACCACCGGCTTGGTACCGCTGATTAACCAAGCCTGGCGAGACTTCTGTCTCAACATGCCCAGGTGTGATTCGATCGAAGAGCTCGATGACTACGAGTCCTACTTCCTCGTGCTGGGTGTGATGGCCATCACCGCCACAACGTTCAAGCTGCTGCAGGTGCTCCTGTGAAGATCGGATATGCAAAGTTGGGTCGCAGCTTCCCTGTTCGCTACTTCAAGTCGAGCAGCCTCGGTGGTGATCAAGCCGTAGTTCGCCTGCTCGACTACCTTCGACGTGATCACGAGGTTCACCTGATCGGTCCCAACCAAGGCGTGGACGATGCGCGGATCTATAGGTTCGTGCCCGAGAACACGGTGAACCATTGGATGCCTGGCGAGGCGTTCGGCGATGTGCCTACGGTTCCCGATGAGGATCGTAAACCCGATGCGCCATCCTACAAGCAATTTCTGAAGACACTCGATGAGGGCATCAAACGTCTTCCGAAACTCGATGCTTGGGTTATCTGGCTTGGGCAACACAGCTCGGTGTCGAGCTTCATTCCGCCAGAGCGAGACCTCGAAAAGGCTCACGTGACCCCGCTCATGAGCCAAATCAATTACGTATATCCGATCTTGTACATGCTCAACCACCTCAAGATCAAACCGATCTGGCTTCATCCCGACGCACGAAACATCCTCAAGAGCCGTGACCTGTGGGACAACCAGCAACGGCAGGTCCTCTCTCAGTACGACCGAGAGCATGAGATCAAGTCATGGGATCCACGAGAAGGTACTCGCATAAGTTCCCTCGTGTATCGCTATGCTGGTCTCGAGTTGCTCGTCATGCCAGAGACTGGATACGACAAGACTGACTTTGATGAGGTCAGCGTTGGTCCCGAGCGCCTAACATTCGGTGTACTGACCAATGAGGGCCTCGAGAAGAAGCACAATTCACGTCTGGCCAACGTGCGTGACTGGTGCACACCGCTTCAAGATCTGGACGGGTGGGAGCTCGTGGGACACTTTTCGGCCAAAAGTCAGGTAGCGCTTGGTCGAAAGGTCACCCCTGTACCAAATACCCAAGTGCGTGATACACTGCGTCGGTGGAAGTGCACCATCACGTTCCCACCCACCGCCGATGCCCACTCGACGAAGTGGGTATCAGCCAAGCCATGGGAGTGTTTCGCGGCAGGGACTCTTTGCTTCAAGCATCCACTCTACGATACCCAGGGGCACATTTATGGAAGTCGGATGCCCCAAGAGCTTAGGGAGTTCCTCTGTGTTACGGCGCCTCGGGAACTTCGTGATAAGGTGGAGTTGGTCGCGTCACGCCCGGGACTATATCGATCCCTTGCACGATTACAGTTCGATTACGTCAGCATCACAATGCGAGACTGGAAGGGTGGGCAGCGGGCAGTTGACGAGGCTATACAGGAGATGGCAAGTGAACGACGCACCTAACGGCAACGGTCAACAGATCATCGACTCAACGTATGCTTTCTACATGGAAGACATGCGCGCATTTCATGAACGGTTCAGTCTGCTTCCCGAGCCGGACACCTACCTGGATCATCACGCTGTGTTCAGGCAGAACTTTCTGCTCGAGGAGCTCAATGAACTGAGCACCGCCTTCGCGAAGGGCGACCTCGTATCGTATCTCGACGCGCTTGTCGACCTCGACTATGTGACCCTGGGCACTGCGTTCTTGATGGGCCACTACTCGTTGTTCGTGAACAACGACTCGACCCAAGTCTACATCAATCACTTGCAGAAGGATCGCTTCAAGGGTCACTCGCTTGCTGCGCCACAGCCACCCATCGCAAGTCAGTACGTGTTCTTTCTCGGGGGCATCTACACGCAGTTGGGAAGTGCGTTCCACTCGATGATGATGGCACGTCGTGGTGGCAACCGCACCGAGCACTTCACCAAGACGTGCTTGTCGCTGCGTGACATGCATCGCAACATCGTCGATCATTCGTTCCTATGTGGCCTTGACTTTGTCGAGGCCTGGGATCGTGTGCATCGTGCCAACATGTCAAAGGTCAGAGCCGAAAAGGCCGGCGACTCCAAGCGTGGATCCAAATTTGACGTGGTGAAGCCCTCAGGTTGGACTGCTCCTGACCTGACCGATCTGGTGGGCGATCCAGCCCACGACCTTCCTCCGTTCCTGTTGGAGCGTCAAGCCTCTAGTACGTAAGGAGTGTGCGTATGATCATCGTGATTGAGGGCGCTGACGGCGCCGGCAAGACGACCCTCGCACAAGCAATGCTCAGGCATTGCCCGGGCGAAGCTCACTATATCCACGCGACCCGTCCCGAGAAACAATGGCCCTACGCGACTGACTTGCTTCACCAGGCTGTTGACAACGAGCTGCGGGGTTATCACACGATCCTCGATCGGCACTGGGTCAGCGACAACATCTATTACACGATCGACCCCAACGAGGAGGCACGATCGGGCATCCACGTCAGGCGTCAAGACTCTGTGTTGAGTCGGTTCGGTGCGTTCTATATCCTCTGTGCACCCGATCCCACCCGTCTTATGACCGAGTACGTCAAGCTCAGTGAAGGTCGAGCGGAGCTATACGGTAAAAAGTATGAGGGTATGCGACGAGTGATGGACAAGTACCAGCGCCTATGGTTTGGTGCTGAGACCAACTCGGGATCGCAGTACACCGATCAGATGATCATTAGTGATCCCTGGAACTCACGACCACTCACCATACTCTATGATCGCTTTGAGGTGAGCAACGTCGAGCAGTGGGCTCGATTGGCATGGCAACGTATGATGTTCGAGACCAAACCCTTCATCGATGCTGATCCGGTACGCAACCTCATCGCTGATGACGAGGTGCTCAACCTCAGCGGATCGTTGTTGACGTGCAAGGCACTCCTGGTGGGTGAGCGCGCGAGCAAGATCAAGTTGCCCATGCACTGGCCGTTTTATTCCAATAAGGGGTCGGCAGGTTACCTCACCAAATCATTGCACGAGGGCAACATTCACGAGCGAGATGTGGCCCTCGTGAACGCCTACTCGACACTCAACATGAGCACTCGACCTCTCGATGTGTGCGTCAAGTGGCTTCGTGCTCACCGCCCTGAGGTCAAAGTGATCGCTCTGGGCAAGGAGGCGACCTACGTTCTTGACACCTTAGGTCACAGTAACTATGTCATGGTGCCACACCCACAGTGGGCTCGGCGCTTCGATCATCATGGCCAGTATCATACGATGCTCAGGAGTGTTATCGGTGAACATCGATCAGGAATTGAAATTCAGGGACGTACTGTTCAGGCTGTGGGCGTACGGCAAGAAGTCGAAGCCCCGGGGACTACTGATCAGCGAGCTTGAGAACTTCAGCTATACGTTCCCACCATACTGCCGGTGGATGAACTTCGAGGCACGCAAGCTCAGCCTCAAATACATCAAGGCCGAGCTGCGCTGGTACCTGCACGGTGATCCACATGATCTTAGCATCGCCAGGTATGCACGACTGTGGGAGACCCTCGTCGATCACAGCGGCAAGGTCAATAGCAACTATGGCCACTATGTTTTTCGTCGAGCCCAATTTCAATGGGTCATCAACGAACTCACTCGTGACCGTGACTCACGTCGGGCCAGCATGGTGATCCTGCAGCCATATCATATGACTCCCGACAATAAGGACGTGCCGTGCACCTACGGCTTGAACTTTCGGATCCGTGAAGGCAAGCTCAACTGCTCGGTTCACATGCGCTCCCAGGACGCGATCTGGGGCCTGGGTAACGACCTGCCGTTCTTCAGCGTGGTACAAGAGCTCGTGGCGGTGATGCTCTTGGTACCGATGGGTGACCTTCACCTAGCGGTCGACTCATTTCACGTGTATGAAAAGCACTTCGATATGCTTGAGCAAATCGTCAATCACAACTCAAAGTGGACTACCATCGAGTGCCCCCGCATCTACTCGATCCGAGAGGCAACCCGACTCATCTGCGACAATCCAAACCTCGAGTTTGACTTCACCAAGTGGCTCTATGGAGGCAAGATCAGTGACGACGCATCAACGGCCAGACCCACATGAGACCTGGCTTCTCGTCGCCAACACCATCGCTGCGCGTGGGACGTGCAAGCGACGTCGTGTGGGGTGTGTGCTTACCGACATTGATGGTTACGTGCTCAGCACCGGGTTCAACGGGGTGGGACCGGACCAGCCACATTGTATCGATACTCCCTGTGCCGGCGCAAGCTTTCCGACTGGCCAAGGCCTGGGCGAGTGCGAAGCAATCCACGCCGAGCAGAACGCGCTGATCACATGTGCTGATGTCCGCAAGGTTGCTTTCATCTATTCAACGGTCGCACCATGCAAACATTGCACCAAGATGTTGTTGCGCACCCAGGCCAGATCGATCTACTTCATCGACGACTACGAGCAGTCGGGACGAGAACTGTGGGAACGTGCTGGCCGCAATTGGATCAAGCACTCGACCGCGATGCTCGGAGTCTCGAGGTACTTCAGCATCCCGCATGAATATCCCGTGGATCCCATACAGGCCAGCATCATCGCTACATCGCTGTCGAGGATCGGGTGAAGCGCAGGTATCGCAACCTCAATCAACTACCCCTGGAGTTGAATGACCTTGACTCATCGTGGGTAGCTCGAGAGCTACCTGACCTGCACGGTCCTCAGGTGTGGGACCTCGAGACGTTTGATCCGTATCTCAAAAGCCTTGGTCCCGGCTGGGCTTTCAAAGACCGCAAGAAGTATGGCTATGTTGCAGGGTTTTCAGTCGCGGCTGACAACGTTCCCGACGGTCTTTATGCTCCCATTAGACACGAGGGTGGTGACAACTTAGCTGAGGATGCTGTACTACGATGGGCTCGTTGTCAGCTCGCCAAGCCGGTTCCCAAGATCTTCGCCCATGCATCATATGACCTAGGCTGGTTGCATACCGAGGGTCTCGACGTCAAGCCCGAACATGTCGAGGATATTCAGATCCAGGGACCGCTACTTGACGAGTATCGTTGGGGCTACTCGCTCAACGCATTGTCCCTCGAACACCTTCACGAGGGCAAGGACGAGGAAGGCCTTGAGAAAGCACTCATCGCTTTCGGTTTCATCGATAAGGGAAAGCCAGATAAGGGCGGGCTCGCCAAGCTGCCAGCACGATACGTAGGAACCTATGCTGAAGCTGACTCGCGACTCACTCGTGGTGTATGGAACATACAGCGAGAGCTCATAAAGGCTGAGGACCTGACACAGGTCTATGAGCTTGAATGTAAGATGATCCACGTGCTCGTGGCGATGCGAGAACGTGGTGTTCGTATCAATCAAGACCGCGTCGAGCAGCTCATTAAGCAATGGAAAGCTGAGATGCAGGAGATGATCCTGCGCGTATATCAGTGGACCAACATACCCATCAGCGCCTGGGATAGTAAAAGCATCTCCGAGGCATTGAAATATTGTGGGATCGACGCGCTGAAAACAACCAAGGGAAAAGACAGCATTGTCGCTGAGTGGCTTGAGGGATTTAATGACCATGAGAACGAGAAAGTTCGCGTGGTCACTAAGGCCATTAGTCGACTTCGCAAGCTGGACAAAGCTGTCAACACCTTCCTCAAGAACTTCTTTATCGATCATCTTGTTGACGGCCGGGTACATGTACAGTTCAATGCCCTTAGGTCTGATGAGGGTGGTACTATCAGCGGGAGGTTGAGCTCATCAGACTTTAACGTGCAACAGATACCAATCCGCGACGAGGAGATCGGGCCAATCATACGCTCATGCGTAGAACCCGAAGAGGGAAAGAAGTGGTTGGCTGCTGATTATGCCAGTCAAGAGCCTCGTCTCACGGTTCACTGGGCAGTGAAGGCTGGCTTCCATAGCGCAATCGAAGCAGCCAAACAATATCGGGATAATCCTGAAACAGACTACCATCAATGGATCGCTGAGATCTGTGGCATACCCAGACGACCAGCCAAAACGATCAACCTTGGTGTAGCCTATGGTATGGGTGGACCCAAGCTCTGCAGGTCCCTGGGCTTGCCCACCGCGTGGATCATGAAGACTCTTCGTGACGGTACAACCCGTGAGATCGAGATAGCTGGTCCTGAGGGTCAAGCAATCTTAGACAAGTACAATCGCGGCGCGCCTTTCATTATGAAGCTATACAACATGGCCAAGACCCGCGGACAACAGAAGGGTTTCATTCGCACACTGTTCGGTCGCAAATGTCGCTTCCGCAAAGGACCGATGGGATGGGAAGACGCACGTGTTGGTTTGAACAAGCTCATCCAGGGAAGTGCCGCCGATCAAATGAAAGCAACGATGATCAAACTCTTCTACGAGTATGGCATCGTGCCAATGGTCACCGTGCACGACGAGCTGGGCTTCAGCGTCCAAGATGTACATGAGGCCCGTGGCATTATAGAGATTATGGAGAACGCAGTTCAGCTCGAAGTCCCCACCGTGGTCGACCTCAAGCTTGGGCCAAATTGGGGATCCGTAAAGAAGGTACCACGGCCACAGGCGTGTAACCTTCTCTACCGATCGATCGTTCTGTTAAGAGATCGCAAACAGGTGTATGATATCCTGGCCCAACCAGGAGAACGTCGTGCCCCGAAAGCTAAGTCAAAAGCAAGCCGAGGTCGTCCGCCAAAAGCTGGCAAGGTCGGCACTCGGAAAACCCGCGCACGTAAGCGAGCGTGACGTCGAGGTCATCCAATCGCCGGATCACTTTCGTATCCTCGTGTATGATACACGACTGCCTGATGGCCGGTGGGATCTGCAGGTTAGCACAGGCCAAGAAGCCTGGGCCATCCTGCTGATGATGGTGCCTAGTGCGAGGGACCGAGCCCTCGTGTACGCTGTCAAAGGCGACCGCCAAGCGCTGGTTCCCAAGAGCCGGTATGAGTTCTTGTTTCTCCAGCCAAAACCAACGATAACACTTCCTTAACGTTTTTGGCCTAAAATTGTACGGTGCGGTTCTACGCACTCAACAAGGAGACTGACACATGAACACGTTCATCGGAAATGATCCCAACGACTATACGGTCCCGACGCTCCTGGGGATGCTCAACGAGCACCTCGAGGCTCAAGGCAAGAAGCCTCGCAAGGGGTGGTGGGAATCCAAGGTCAAGCTCTTCGAGCTTGTGAACAAGACGCTCGAGGAAGCGGCCGAAGGCACAGCTCCACCAGTCGAGGATTACAACGGTCATGTTGCTCCGGTGACCAATGGTCACGCAGCTGAAGGCATGCGGCATCACCTCAACTACGACGAGGCGATCAAGTTCATCCGCAAGCATCGCCGCCGCCGTCACATCTATGTGCGCATCGAAACGACGGTGACTGCCGAGGGAGGCTCGCCCTACCAGATGGCAGGCTACCTGCGGTCGAGTGCCAAGCAGGCACGTGCCTTCGTGGCGACACTCATCGGCGATGAACATCGCAAGAAGATGGGTCACACCTGCGAGTTTCGGATCGAACCAAGCGACGTCGTGCCGAAGGGCAAGGACGGCGTGATGTTCGTCGGCTGATGGAGGAACCAGTGAGCAATAAGACCGTCACGATCAACACGCCAACACTCCAGCTCGTTCATGAGCTGGAGACAGCGTACAAGTACTTCAACCGGTTCTTGTTCGAGAACAAGTTGAAGCCGTGCCTGATCCTCATGCACCGCAAGCGCAGTGCCTTGGGCTACTTCTGGGCAAAGCGTTGGCAGCAAGGAGAGGAGGAGAATGCGCAAGTGTTTCATGAGCTGGCGCTGAACCCTGATCACCTGAAAGGTCGTCACATCAAGGACACCCTCTCGACTCTTGTCCACGAGCAAGTTCACCTCTGGCAAGAGGATTTCGGGAAGCCACCGAAGGGCCCCGGGCACAATAAGGAATGGGGCGACAAGATGGAGACCTTGGGCATCATGCCGTCCAGGACAGGACAACCTGACGGCAAGCGGACTGGTCGCCGGGTGACGCACTACATCATTGCTGGCGGACAGTTCGAGTCGGTTTGCGATGATCTCATCAAAACTGGCTTCACCCTATCGTGTGTCTCCTGGCCACAGCTGAAGATCGCCAAGGCCAAGAAAAAGAAGATGACCTATGAGTGCCCTGGGTGCGAGGCCAAGGTCAGGGGCAAGGAGGGATTGCTTCTCGTCTGTGGAACTTGTTCCACTGATGAGGAGCAGGTAGCTTTCAACTGAGCCTAGCTTTGGAACTGGATAATGGGTCGCTGTTGAAGGCGACCCATCATTTGTTGTTTACTACCGTCGCCCGTCATGGTATGATCTGAGGGTCGCCCGTAGATTGTCAGTCTCCGGGCGATCCTCCCGCCGCGGTCTCGGACCCGGGCGCTTTCGTCGAGCAGCCTACGCGGCGGGAGGACGCTCCATCTAAGAACATGAGGAATGATCAATTGCAATCTGTTCCAGAAATGTTAATTAAAGCCTATGGTGATGAAGTGATTGTTTGGTGGGTATTGATCTGTTTAGCAATCATGATCGTAACACAGTTGATCAAACCGAGATCAAGTCAATGACCGTCTACGTCGACGACATGTATAAGTACCCTATGGGTCGCTACCGGCGCATGAAGATGAGTCACATGGTTGCTGACACTGAGGAAGAGTTACACGCCATGGCCAAGCAGATAGGCGTAGCCAGGCGTTGGTACCAAGGTGATCACTACGACATTTGCATGAACCGGCGCGTGCTTGCTGTCGCCAGTGGCGCAGTTGAGTTGACTATGATCCAACTAGGTCGTATGGTAATCAACAAACGAAAAAGATCAGCATCATCACCTTCATGGTAAAGAGATAAAAATGTCCAACGTCAAGCTCGTCTGGATCACACCCAATGCCGACGACCTCGTCACCCGAATTGCTCGGGTTAGCAATCCCGCCGGCCAGGAAGCCAACGTTGCTCCTGAGAAGTTGATCTCGCACTTCCTCACCTCAGATCCACCGCACTGGTCGCCGTTCGATATGGTCTGTGCGTGCCTCGAAGTCACTACGACCAGGGACATCGCACACCAGGCGATCCGCCATTGGAGCTTTCGGTTTCAGGAGTTTTCACAACGGTATGCGACCGTGGACCGTTTGCCTGAGTCACCATCTCGCGAAGCAAGGAAACAGGACAAGACCAATCGGCAGCACAGCCTCGAGCTTCCAGCCCACGAGCATTGGCTTCAAGAAGAGTGGGATATCAGGCAGCAGGAGGTACGTGCTGTCTCAGCCAAGGCTTACGATTGGGCCATAGACATGGGTCTCGCCAAGGAGTGTGCTCGAGTCGTGTTGCCCGAGGGTCTCACACCCACGCGCTACTACATGCAGGGCACCCTCCGTTCCTGGTTGACCTACTGCCAGGTGCGCACCCACATGAGCACACAGAAGGAACATCGTCTCATCGCCGAGGAGGCATCGATTGTCTTGCGATTGGCGGTGCCTATCATTTGGGAGGCTGCAGCACTTGCGGGAATGAGCATATGAGAACCATCGTCAAGACCGGTGTCGTACTGCTCATCAATGAATATGATCCATATTCAAGCGACAAGATACCGGCAGCTGAGCTTGGTGATGTTGGGGTCGGGAACAATTGCTTCACCATATATGGTGATATGCACGTGATAGGACAATGTGTTGTGCTTTATGTACCCAACGACCAAGTGCCCTGGCCCAAGGTACATGGCACACTGAGCCTTGTCGGAAAGTATTTCTACAGGCACGCTGAGCCCTACAGCACGATCGTACTCGAGGGACAGCGCATCGCCGTCGAGCGAGACGCCCTTCACGAGATCGACCTCGAGACCTTTGTCCGCGCCGGTGGTCGGGTGCGTGTCTAGAGCCGAGACCATCGTCGAGCTCTTTCCTACCCACGGCGTGGTCCGTGGCAGGCTTGACTCGTTCATATTCAAGATAGCCAACGCACTCCCCGACAAGAAGGAGTGGAACCGTGGTCAGCTCAAGTTCGAATTGTCCGAGGGCAACCTTGTCCTGCTACGCGATAAGCTCGAACACGCCACGTGGAAGACCCACACCATCTCGCCAAAAAAGCGTGTGGTTCCCGACAAGAAGCTTCCACCTGATCTGATGAAGTTCAGTCGGCCACCACGTGAAGGTCAGGCTGAAGCCTTTGAGAAGTTGCGTCACCTCGATGGCGCAGCAATCTTTATGGACATGGGGACCGGCAAGTCATACGTCGCCATCCATCTCGCAGCATGGTGGTGGGCTTCAGGTCTCATCAACCGTGTGCTGCTCATCGCACCCAGTGAAGTCGAGCGTCAATGGTTCACCGAGCAGTTGCCCAATAACGCACCACCCTGGCTCAACTGGTACGGGATCGCCACCAAAAAGAAACGGCTTGTTGAGAAGTGGATGAAGGGCCCCCTGGTCGATCGACCACATGAACTTGCATGGTGGTTCCTGAACTTCGAGAAGATCCAGCGCAAGGCTGGATATGAACGATGCAAAGAATTTGTCGAAGGTGGCCAGACGTTGATCCTCGTCGACGAGTCCACTGGCATCAAAACCCCAAAGGCCAAGCAAACGAAGTACGTGACGCACCTCAGAGACGCGTCGCACAAACGACTCATCCTCTCGGGTCGTCCTACGACCAAGGGGCTCGAGGATCTCTTCTCTCAGTTCCGGTTTCTCAACAAGGACATCCTAGGGATCACCTCCTACACCGCCTTCAAGCGGCGTTACTGTCAGATGGGTGGGTGGGAAGGAAAGCAGATCGTTGGCTACCAAGACGTGGAGGATCTGCTCGCGAAGATCGAGCCCTACACGTTCACCATGCAGAAGACCAGCGAGTACCCATCCACGTATCGCACGCGACTGCACACGTTGAACCCCGAGCAGAAGCGCATCTACAAAGAGCTCAAGGCTGACCTCTTTGCTTGGGTAGGTGAGGCCAAGGTTGCTTTGATCCAAGAGGACCGCGAAAACTACAACGTGTACTGTGCCAACGCCGCCGTCGCCTTGGTACGCATGCAACAGGTCACCTGCGGATACATCCAGGATAAGGACGAGGATGGCAACAAGCGAGTCACCATCCTCAGCACCGTCAGATCTGAACTGACCGCTGACCTGGTTGAAGAGGCTGGTAATCAGAAGGTCATCATCTACTGTGCGTACCATCCTTGCATTGACCTGGTCTGCGAGGCGCTTGACAAGAGAAATATCAGATACATCGAAGTGTCGGGTCGAACCCGAAAAGCACGCAGTGATGACGTCGACCTCTTCAAAGCAGGCAAGGTTCCCGTGATGGTTGGCACAGCAGCAACCGGAGGCATCGGCTTGGATCTCTCGGTCGCCTCGGTCACCATCTATTTCTCGAACACCAACTCGAGCGAAGACCGCGAGCAATCCAAGGCTAGGACCGATCGCATCGGGCAAACACGTGGCGTCACCTACGTGGACATCATCGGCTCGCCCGTGGACAAGAAGATCATTGAGTCCAACGACGTGAAGAAAACCATCGGCGATCTCGTGATGAGCCTCAACCCAAAGGATCTCGATCTTGAAACCTTGGATTAACCCGGACGTGTTACCCTCAGATGAACCGAGGGAGGACATCACCGTGAAGATCTACGACGAGCTCGCCAAGCGTTATGGCATCGATCGCGATACGATTAAGCACGCGTTCCATATGTTCAACTACCTGGGCAACGTACCGTACAACGAACGCGTGCGTCAAGTTCGTGCGTTCATCCATGATCAAGGTTACACCGGGTATCGGTGGACCGATCTCATCGACAACATCTTCAAGCACAGGGACTGATGAGCCGAGAACTCGACATCGCCTACCCACGCATCAAGCGCCAGTGGCCTGGGCTGGTTATCCGTCAGCACCAGCCCAGGATCAAAGGTTGGCCCGACTTCATCCTCATCGACGGCGAGGTCATCTTCGCTGAGGTGAAATGGATCAAGAACGTTGGACATCGTCCCGTTCTTGATCCAACCCAGGCACATTGGCTTGAGGAGCTTCGTCGCAACGGTGCGATCGCATGCTTGCTCGTGGGTCATCCGGATGGCTGGGTTGCGTGGCAACAAGATTTCCAACGCTTCACCAAAGCGTTCAACGACACCGACTTGCCAAATGCCAACTGGTCTGGTAAGATGCTGGCAGAGTTCAGTACCCACATCTTATGGGAAAGACTGCAATGATGTTCAAACCCTGTCTCCAAGTTCGTAATGATACCGATCCCAACTGGGGCGTCATCGCCTCCGGCTACATGCACTCGGTCAACGAGCTTCACCGGCTCCGCGACCGCTGGATGGCGTCAGGATATTTTGAGCCCGGTGCCAGCTTCCGGATCGTCGATTGGGACGTGGTATCCAACCGCATGGCCACCCTGGTCGTGGAACCCTATTTCGCCCAGGACGGCCCAAAGCCCTACCGGCAGGGGGTCTATGCCCGGGCCGGCTACCGCTGATCCTGGACCGTCCTAGAAGCCCGCAAATCCATGTATTTTTATCCCATTTTTGGCCTAAAATTAACGGTTCATTAACACTTTGATGATAGTCTGTATCCATGGTAAGGCGGGACGGTGACCCGCAGTAACAAGCCCCAGCTAGGCAATCACCCCTCGGCCGGTAGGCCGGTGCGATATCCACCCGGCCAGTAGGCTGGATCCGAACGCGGGGTGGCTTACTCAGCAGCGCACCGATCTGGTTTCCGGCGAGGAAGACAGAAACAGACTAGCAACTGTTTCTGGCTTACCGCTGTTGAGCCCACGTCAGAGGTGAGCTCAACCGCCGTGCGCCAGTAACCCAATGGAGACTGACATGACGACCTACACCGTTTTTCTCTACGGCCTCAACGCAACCTGCATCGACGTTCGCGATACTGACGACAACTACGTCGGTGCATTCAACCTAGCTCGCGGCGAGTTCGTAAAGATCAAAACCAACAAGAAGTTCAAAGCCTTCGCGAAGGCACTCAATCAAAAGCGCATCCCTCGCGACACGATGACCACGTTGAACGTAACCTTCTGACACATCAGGGTGCCAGTGTAACCCCAACCCACGGAGACTGACATGACACGTGAAATTGAAAACATCGCCAAGGTCGAGCACATGCACGTCCTGGTGAAAGCTTACGCCGAGACGACCCATGCCGAGTTCCTCAAGCGCATCGAGGATCGCAAGGCGAACCCCTTCGACATGCTCGAGTGGGGCGACACACTCTTCGAGCTGGCAGCCAAGCATCGGTTCTATGCCAAGCTTACCTATCTCTTCGAGACGGTCATCCAACGCCGCGAGGAGGGCGACACCAAAATCCAAGTCGAGTGGACGCTCGAGCAGGTTCGCAAGTTCGTTTCCAACGAATTCCGCCACATCGCGGCTGTCAGCCGTTCGTCCAACCAATCACACAATCTCGTCAACGCTTACCTGTGCGACATCGTACGTTCCTTCCTCAACGACGATTGGAGCGCTGCCAAGTGGTTTCACGAAGCGCAGCGCCGCGACACTGAGTTCCAGTCATGGCAAACGATCAAGAACGAAGAGTATCACCAACAGCGCGTAGCTGCTGATCTCGAGGCAGCTCGCATCCGTGCAGCCAAGGAGACTGCAGTTCGTGATGCTCGTCGCAAGGTCAAGCGCTCCGTCAAAGCTGGCGTGACGCCTTCTGATCTCGACCTGCTCACCGCCTATCCCGGTGGCAGCCGCATCTTCGAGATTGACGACTTGGTTACAGCAGCCAAAAGACGTGCAATGGCCGAGCGTGGAGCTATCGGCATCTGACACATCAAGGTGCGCATCTTCGGGTGTGCACATTCATGTGCCAGCGTATTACCTCAACGGAGACTGACGATGAAAGCCTTCACGAAAGACATCTGCCGTCAGATGGCTGACGACCTCACGAACCATCTCTCACAATTCGAGAAGACCTGGGGCGTCAAGGTCGAGTATCGCGGCGGCAAGTTCGACGCCAACAGGTTCAACCCCAAGATCGAGATCACCATCGCCGGCGAGAACGGCGAGGCACTCTACCTGAGCGAAGCCCAGGAGTGGAAGCTCTACGCTTTCATGGAGGGCCTCAAGGTCGAGTGGTTAGGCCGCACGATCCGTGGCAAGAACAGAGACCTCAAGATTGTCGGCCTCAGCCGTACCCGTCGCAAGAAGCCGGTGATGCTGACCGACAGCGACGGCCGCGTCTACTTCGCACCGGTCGCCGCCATCACGACTCAGATCAAAGACTGACACATCAAGGTGGGGATCGAGGGTCCCCACATTCATGTGCCAGCGTACCACCTCAACGGAGACTGACATGGCTACCATGAGAAATCTCGCTACTGAGTTCCCCCAGCTCAAGGGCCTCACCACCTACCTGGGTGCCCACCGTCGGATCGACAATGCCGTCAAGCTGATGGGCGATGAGGCCCACACACAGTACGGCTTCCTCTGGATCATCCTCCAGCGTGGCAACACGTTCATACCGATCGCGATCCTCAACGACACCAACCGTCATCTGGCACTCTTCCTCGCCAACCGTGGCATTGGCGTCACCACCTCCTGAAAGGAGACTGACATGGCTAAGGATGACAAGTACATCGACTACATGTACAAAAAACTGGCTAGACAGCCAGGAGTCATCGACACCCAATCGTTCATAGCAGGTGGTCGTAGACCGCCAAAGACCAGGAGCCTTCGCTACCTTCAAGAGAAATCGGTTCGTGAACGTCACAAACCGATCACTCTTGCTCCGTTGCCGGGCAACTGGTATAACGACGAGACTGAATGACTGCAACCTATCACCCCATGGAGACTGACATGTGCAACGTCAACAGAACCGAACGTCCCTTCCGTGTCAAGCTGCGTCGCAACTACATCAGCGGGTCATGCCTCATCGGCATCGACCTCTGCGTCGAGTACACCGTCTTCGCTCGCTCGAAGGCTGAGGCCTACGGACGATCCACCGGCAAGTTCAAGGCGGTGGGAACCAGGGCAGCCTGGTACATCGACCAGCCTTGGCTGACGCCCACCGAAGAGTGTCGCCAGTGAACAAGCTCTCTCGCAAAGAGCGGAGAGCACGGCGGCGGGCCAAAAAGCTCGCCGCCAAGATCGCTGCACGTCCGATCGAGCTCCTCGACCGTGGACCAACGACACGTCTAGTTGTTGGTCCTATCAACAAATTCTCGGCCGATGATATCGAAGGTCTCATTGACCGAGAGCAATACGCTAGCTCGTTCTTCATCGTGGTCTTCTCAGGCGACGGTTACCGCGACGTAGATCGTTGTGGTCCAAAGTTTTGCGCCGACGCCTGCGTCCGTCACTTCAAGGTCGCGTATCCCAAGGTTCAAATAACCTGGTGTTAACCCAGGTGGGTTACCCTCACATAAGGAGACTGACATGCAACAACTAACCAACGCGATCAGACCCTCGCCACAACAGCTGGCGGCGGTCGAATTCATCAAAAGTCCCAAGGCTGGCAACCTCTTCGTCGAGGCTGTCGCTGGTGCTGGCAAGTCCACGCTGCTTCGCATGATGGTCGAGCACATGAAGTTCTGGACCGTCATCTGTGCCTTCAACAAGAAGATCTCTCACGAGATGACCATGAAGCTCGTGGAAGCCAACGGCATGCGTGACAAACTTCGTGTCAGTACGATCCACTCCATGGGCTTCTCTGCCTGGGGTGCCTATTGTCGTGGCGGACCCAAGCTCATCGTCGATGTCAAGGTCAAGCGCACCCGCATGCACGTTGAGATCGAGACCCCTGACGAGCTCCAAGCGCTCGTGGGCAAGCTTGTGGATCTCTCACGGCAGGCAGGTGTAATGCTCTACTGGCCGGTGAGTGATCGCGCCAAGTGGTTCGAGATCATCGAGCGTCACGACCTCAACGAGATGGTTGAGAATGATGGCGAGCTCGATACCGCCATCGACTATGCAATCAAAGGCTTGGCGTTCCACAAGCGTACCGGCAAAGAGATCATCGACTTCGAGGACATGATCTGGTTGCCGATCGTGACGGAGATCAAGCCATTCACCTACAACTGGATCCTCGTCGATGAGGCCCAGGACACGAACCCGTCACGTCGCGCACTGATCCGCAAGCTGCTTTGGAAAGGTGGCCGCGTGGTCTTCGTCGGCGACCGCAAGCAAGCTATCTACGGCTTCACTGGCGCGGACAACGACGCGATCGAGCAGATCATCCGCGACTTCAATTGCACGTCATTGCCGCTGACGGTCACCTACCGGTGTCCCAAATCGGTGGTGAAGCTTGCTCGGGACTACGTTGACCACATCGAGGCGCACGAGTCGGCACCTCAAGGTTCGGTTGTCGACATCAGCGCAAAGGACTTCAGGGAGCAAACGATCCCTACGTTGAAGGCAGGCGACTCGATCTTGTGCCGCAACACCAAACCACTCGTCGCGTGCGCCTTCTCATTGATCAAGAGGATGATCCCGTGTCACGTCGAAGGTCGGGACATCGGGGCAGGCCTCATCGAGCTCTCCAACAAGTTCTCGAAGGTTCGCTCCATCGACGTATGGCGTCTGCGGTTGGAGAACTATCGTGACCGCATGGTCGAACGGCTCAATGCCAAGGGCAAGGAAACCCAGGCACAGTCCGTCGAGGATAAGGTCGACACGCTCCTAGTACTCGGCGAGGGTTGCATCAACGTCAATCAAGTTGCTGACCGGATCCGCCAACTCTTCAAGGACTCGTATAAGGAGGACGGGACGCTCGATCCCGAGTGCATCAACCGCGTGGTCCTCTCGACGGTTCACAAGGCCAAAGGCCGCGAGTGGGATCGGGTGTTCATCCTTGGCTTCAACAAGTACATGCCCAGCAAATACGCCCGTCAAGAGTGGCAGATGGATCAAGAGCGCAACATCATCTACGTGGCGATCACCAGATCCAAGAACGAGCTAGCGTTGGTTGAAGCATTGGAGTAAAAGCATGGTTGACAGCAAGAAGTGCTACGAGGATGGGTTCCTCGACGTGACCGGTGCCGATGGGGTTGAGATCATGATCTCCGATCCCATCGGTGGGGTAGGAGTTGGTAACCTACCTGTGATACACTTAACGGTGATGGCCAACAAGACCATGGTGGCCAATGTGCGCATCTGCCGGATCGCAGGCCCGATCCAAGTTCTTGACAACAGGAGACCTCAACGTGAAAACATACGTCGGAAATCCAAGGGATAGGGACTGGCTTGTTTATGTCCACAAAGACGGAAACAAAGTCGTCACACGTCTCAACCCACGCAACGACGTGATCAACCACTCTCCTGACGGGTTCGCCTGGGGCTTCGGCGGGTCAGGACCAGCACAGCTCTCACTGGCCCTACTGATCGATGCCTGGGAGGGTCACTGCGCCGATTATGTCCCCAAGGCCAAGAGCCTCTACCAGCACTTCAAGCGTCGGATCATCGCTCGCATAGGACAAGAGGAACATTGGTCGATGTCCGATACGATGGTCCGCGCGCTCTCAGGCTTGGTCGAGGCCGACATCGTCAAGACACGAGCCTATCCTGAGATGCCCCCGCCCAGCGACGTGGAGATCACATTCGCAAAGCAGGCAGGCATCATCAAAGAATAAGCCCCGAGCTCCAACGGGTGCGTTGTGTGCATCCAGGCGAGAGTCTAGGACGATGTCGGCGGGGCTAAAGCATTTCACCGGCAACTAATCGTCCGTCACACACCTTCGGGAGAGTGGTATGAGTAATAGTCACCCCTTCAAGATCGTGGTCGATGATCAAGATCAACTTGCGGCCTTGAAGGGGTTCCCGGGGCCTACAATGTTTTGCTACAACATACACGCCGACAGTTGGCTAGCTGAAAGAGGAACCAAACAACGGTGCTTTGCATTTAGACGGAAAGCCGAACGCAATGCTTTTCGCTACATGCTCAACATGCTCGAGATCAAGTTTCTCGAGTCCGAGGATCACACATGATCACCATCTATCGTCTCGCCGCCTATGCCAGCTTTGCCCTCATCTTGTGGGTGCTGGTATCAACCCTCTAGGAGATCACCATGAAGACCATCGGTTACCTTGCCCTGGGTACCCTCTCACTCGGCATCTTGCTGGGTCCAGATCGTCCCTGGGTAACTTACATCTCAATCTGCGCTGCACCCACCGAGCAAATTCGCTGGCAGAATGTCATGCGTCATCTTGATGAGGACAGCCTTCGCGCATTCTATTTGCTTGGTCATGATGGCCAAAAGAGAGTCATTGACGATTTATTGGATCGTCTCGGTTGCCCAGTAGGAGGATAACATGCGGGGCCTGCTCATCAAGACCGAGCAACGATGCATCGAGCCGATCGACCTGCCCGATGAGGGACTGTCTGCGGTCTATGTAGCACTCCTCATCAACCGTGGGTCACGGACTGTGGAGGCGATCAGGCTCGACCGCTGCTTGGTTCCTTCAAATGACACGTTGCTGGTCGACGAGGAGGGTCGGCTGCGTCGAGCTACCCAGGCCCTGGGTGGGTTCACGATTGGACCGGCGTTCTTTGTAGGTCGTGGCCTGATCATAGGCACACGTGGTAGCAAGTTTTCGGACCATCGGATACTCTTGACCTCGCTCTTGGACTACATTGGGTGGGTGCCGGCGCCGATCAACGGTAGCCCTTCATAGGGTCGCCCGATATAATGGGCGCTTCTGACGACCCAACCAGTGAGGACATCCATGGGCCTGCCCACCGCCTATCAAGACATCATTCATTTGTCACGCTACTCACGCTGGAACGAGCTGGCACAGCGACGCGAAAGCTGGGAGGAGACCCCACAGCGCTACATCTCTTTCATGCAAGAGCACCTGCAAGACAATTTCGGCATAGACTCGAATGATCCTATCTTTGGTACAGCCTACCGTGCGATCTTCAAGACCGAGGTGATGCCCAGCATGCGGTGCATGATGAGCGCCGGCAAGGCATTGCAACGTGAGCCTCTGTGTGGCTTCAACTGCACGTACCGAGCGGTCGATGACCTGCGTGCCTTTGACGAGATCATGTACATTCTCATGTGTGGCTGCGGCGTGGGCTTCTCGGTCGAACGGCAATTCACCGGCAAGTTGCCGATGATCGCTCGCCGGTTCAAAGACGTCGGTCACGTCATCACCGTCGCTGACTCTCGAACTGGTTGGTGCGAGGCATTCCGTAACTTGCTGCTTCACCTGGTTGACGGCGAGGTTCCCTCCTGGGACGTGTCTCGTGTCCGTAAGGCTGGTGCCCGCTTGAAGACCATGGGTGGCACCGCCTCGGGTCCAGCACCTTTGGTGGAGCTGTTCAAGTTCACCGTGCACACTTTCAAAGAAGCCGCTGGACGTCGACTCAGTTCGCTCGAGTGTCACGACATAGTCTGCAAGATCGGCGACATCGTGGTGGTCGGTGGGGTTCGACGATCTGCACTCATCTCGCTCAGTAACCCAAGCGACATGCGTCTGCGACACGCCAAGGCGGGAGACTGGCGTCGGGTTGCACCCTGGCGTGAGCTCGCCAACAACTCTGCCGCCTATACCGAACCACCCACCACCGGCGCATTCATGGCTGAGTGGCTCTCCCTCTACGAGAGCAAGTCGGGCGAGCGAGGCTTCTTCAGTCGAGTGGCCGCTATCGAAAAGTGCCGATCGATAGGACGCAAGGTCGACTGGGATAACGGCGAGGACGACCCCATCGACTTTGGCACCAATCCATGCGGCGAGATCATCCTGCGCTCACAGCAAACGTGCAACCTGACCGAGGTCGTGGCACGTGATCATGACAACTTCGACTCGTTGGCACGCAAAGTGCAGATGTCTGCGATACTTGGTACCTGGCAATCGACCCTCACGAGGTTCGGCTACGTCAATGAGAAGTGGCGCAAGAATTGCGAGGAGGAGCGACTGCTGGGAGCAAGCATCACCGGTATCATGGACTCTCCCATACTCAACGGTTCCAAGAGCGACACCGACATGACGTTTAGGGAGCTCCGTCGTATTGCCAGGCAAACAAATAAAGAGTGGGCCGAGCGCCTGGGTATCCCACCCAGTGCTGCAATTACCTGCGTAAAGCCCTCGGGAACCGTCTCACTGCTCGTCAACTCCTCCTCAGGGATCCATGCTCGCTTCGCCAAGCAATACATTCGTCGGGTCGCCTTCGACCTCAACGACCCTGTGGCCCAGGTCATCAAGGCCCAGGGTTTTCAGTGGGAGCCGCACGCAACCAAGCCTCAATATATGATCGTGTTCAAGTTCCCGATGCGTGCGCCCGACAACTGCATCGTCGATGGTGACCGCTCGGCCATAGAGACGCTTGATCACTGGCGTATGGTTCGTGAGAACTGGTGTGACCACAATCCCTCGACCACCATCAACGTCGAAGAGCACGAGTGGCCTGCCGTCGGTGGCTACGTGTTCGACCACTTTAAGGAGGTGGGTGGACTCGCCTTCATGCCCTCGAGCGACACCATGTACACGCAGGCACCTCTCGAGAAGGTTACGGAGTCGCAGCTCGAAGAGCTCGAGTCAGCAACACCAAAATCAATAGACTGGACCCAGCTCGAACAGCTCGAGAGAACCGATAGGACCGAGACCGCGCGGGAACTGGCTTGTGTCGGTGACGCTTGTGAAGTGAGGTTGTGATGTGGCCTACCTGGAATGATCAAGGTCGTCGGGTCGAGGTCACCTGGCCCGACGGCACCAAGACCGAGGGCGTTCTCGTTGCTGAGGATTATGTGCCAGCAAAAGATGACGAGGATGAAATGCCCATTTGGTACGTCTACTTCAAGGACGGATCCAAGAAATCGTTCATTGATCAGAAGGATTGGAGGTTCGTGTGAATTTGCCCACGAAGCACGATCAAGGTCGCAAGGTTGAGGTCACCTTCAAAGACGGCAGTACCGGTGTCGGCATCCTGGTCATCCATCGGATCTGGATGGGATCTGACATCTGGTACGTCTACCTGCGAAACGGTGACCAGATAATCCTGGTCAACTTCAAGGATTGGAATTTCATTGACACCTGAAGTCAAACACGCACTCATCAACCTCGAGTTGGAGCACGGCAGATGGCTGGGCGTCATCGCCGCGCTTCGCCACATCGACCCCTATACCAGCGAACGTCTCGCCCTAGAGATCAAGCACTGGTGGGAGCGGTACGCGCTCGAGTTGAAATATAGGACGCCTAGGAAGGCGCCAGAACAGCGGGAGGGTGGGGTGGTAGAACTACCCCACCCGCCCGAGGATCCCACCCCACAGCCTACCTAGGGCGATCTACGGCTGGTAGACGGCTGGTAGAAAGGTCGGAGAAGCCCTGGGGACGGTTGGCAGGGTAGTTCTACCCACCCAACCAGCCCACTGCTCCTGGGCCTTCCCACGTCGCGCGGCACATACCAGAACAAAGGGTGAACTGTCGATCGACAGTTCTCCTTTCGTTCTACCGCTTGGTGGCGAGGAACTTTAGGGTTTCATTCACGAGCTGTTCACTGCGGTCGCCGACCCAGGCCAAGCGTTGGTGGGGTGGGGCACCCTTCATCTGTTTGCCGGTGGCGATACCCTCACGCTCCATGGCGATAGCCCGCGAGTTCTTGTTGCCCTCTTCGCACGTCGGACGGAACATGATCATCGGAACATCCAGGCCGAGTGAGAACCAGGCCGGACCGTTGCTCACGAAGAGGTTCACCGACGCTGAGTGATAGAGGCTCGCCCTATCGCTCAGATACTTTGACGCACTGGGATGGGTGTTCAACTTGTGAAGGGGTCGATCGGCAAAGCGTGTATCACGCACGATGACCACGTCATAGCCCTGGGCCTCGAGCTCACCGGCGGCGTGGCACCACTCCGGCACGTCACTGTCACGTGCACCCCAGTGACCTCGTCCACATTCACGTAACGTCATTGTGATGAGACGGTTAGCCTTCGGCCAGATCTGGACGGGCTTGAATGGTCTGATGCCCTTGGCGTAGGCGTCAAAGTAGAAGCTGCCTGCGTACTTGTGGCCGATCTGAAACTCGACCGCGTCGATCTTACGGCGCTTGGTCTTGACGCTGATGCTCGACACACTCGGTAACATCGTGATCATCGGAAGCACAACGTGTTCCAGCATACTTTCACATTGCTTGACGCTCGACGGCCAATATTTGTACCGTCCCCAACCTCCCTCAAGTGAACCCGCCATAAGCTCCACGTCAATGGAGTCATGTCCTCGTCGCAAACGTTCTTGTTCAGCAGCCGCGAGGAACACTGCGATCGTGTATGATGGTTGCCAGTGCTCGAGATCGTAGACAGCCCTCATTTGTTTTCTCGTACCGCCGGACACGGCTGAGCCTCCACCTCGCAACGGGTCAGCGTCTGACCCAGGGTACTGATCCCAGACTCTTTAATGGATGACCTCGAGCAAGTGTAGGAGACACGCTTGGCGTTCTCCAGGTCCATGAATTTCTCGCCGATGTGGAACCTCACGGTACCTGCCCACACCTCATCGGCTGCACGCTTGGCACCATCGACAGTCAGGTGCTGGTTGCCCACTCCCTTGTAGATGCTCTTGCAACCTCGGTCGCGATCAGCACTCGGTTGGTCATCATTGCGATGGCGGTGCCGAACCTGCTTCACCACCACGACCACGCGACGTTGCACCCGATGATGACAAGCACGAGACCACTCACAGGAGTTGCGTGGCAACCACTCATCGCTAGCCTGGGCAGGGACGAGTGGTATGAGGCAGAGTAAGATCGCGAGCCTCATGTGGGTCTCCTAAAAAGAAGGGCGACCTCGCGGCCGCCCAGTTGTCCGCCTAGGGAGGGGAGGCTACTGCGGATTGAAGATCGTCGTAGCCGGACGCCAGTTCAGGCGAACCATGACGGTGTACACGTCGGGATCGAGGTTGATCGATGCCGGTGCAGCCGTCGCGGCCAGCACGTTCACCGAGTCGTAGCGAGTGTAGGTACCCTCGATGCCGATGTTCAGCGTCCTGGTGAGCCTCGTCTCGAGTCCGACGAGCAGCCGATGACCGTTCAGGCTGTGACCGCACACCAGTGGGGTCGGTGCTGCACAGAAGTTCACCGGACCGGCGGTCATGCCGGCACCGATGTCGAGATCGGCCTGGGTGTAGGCGTACCCGACGTAGGCGAGCGACTGTCCACTGGGACCGAAGGCTGCACCAACACGGCCGCCAACGTACCAGGTCTCGCGGAGACTGGCCGTGGCGAACAGGCCACCCATCGGCGGGACGTTGAACCCGGTGTCCAGGTCGCCAAACTTGTAGCCGGCGAGGATGCCGATCACGAACGGCGTACCGGTGAACTGATAGTCGGCACCGAGCCGAGCGTCACCTGTCAGGCCGGCAGCTGAGAACCCGTCGATCCCGATGATCGTGCCTGGTCCAGGAGGTGCTACCGAATAGTTGGTCGGCATGTCGAGCGTCGAGTAGCCGATGCCGCCACCCAGGTAGATGCCGGTCCACGAGTAGACGCCGCCGCTGGCGATCACTGGCTGATCCTTCATGCCACTCCGTGGCCAGTTGGGATCCGCCGCGTCGGAGCGACAAGAACACGCAGCCAGCAACGCGCCAGCGGCGAGTGCAATCAATGCGACTTTCTTGAAGGTCATGATGCGTTCCTTTGTGAAGTGCCCACGCATTACGCGCTCTAGGTATACACCGGTTCGCTACCGATGTACAATCATCCAACCGTTGGCGGCTCAACCGGAGTTGATGGCGGTGGAGTTGCTTTCGGTGGAACTTTTGGCAGCAGCTTCGGTGCCATCTTCTTGGCTGCTGGTTTCTTGGGTACTCGCGGCTTCTTCGGGGCGATCGGTCTGCCCGTCAGGTTGCCGTCACGCTTGCGGATCCAATCCCCGAGCGCAGCGTGATTGAGTCGACAAGTCTCGTAGCGCCGCAGGTCATCAGCCCACAGTGCTTCAGTTTGGGCCTGGGAGAGCTTTCCCGCCGGGATCTGCTTTAGCCTTGGGCAAGGGCGCACCATCCAACTTGGGACGGGTTGTATCCTTGGCTTTTCCGCCAACACGATTGGGGCCAGAGGGTTTTCGTTCGTGGCGCAACCGGTTAACACGCTCAACAGCGTCAGAACTGAGAGCAGGCTGATTTGCAGTCGGGTCATTTGCTGCTTCCTCTTTGATGGTCTTCAACTCCGCTTTCAATCGATCACGTTCGTCTATCAACTCAGTCTTCTCAACTTTTGCCTGCTCCTTGGCGAGAGTATTGATCGCTTCCTGGCGAGCGATCTCGGCCTTACTGGTATTCTCCACCTCGGTCTTGATCGCCGTTACCGCTGCTTGGATCCGCTGCTCGACCTCGAGGTTACCGTCGATGTGTCCTTTGATGTAGCAGGTTCCCGCCACGATGATCGCAATGATGGTGCGGGCCCAGGGTGAATTCGTCATCGCGAGCTGGGCTACCATGCCAAGTGAGATAACGAGCAGGATCGCGGTCTTCCAGTCGGTCAGGTTGAACCCCCAGGCTGCCAAGCCACCGCCGCCGATGAGGGCAGCTACGAGACTAGGTAGCAACCAGGGAAGGACGGCACCCAGTCCTAAGCGAATGAGAAGTGCAGTGAACATCAGTTTCCTCCTGCCTTGGGAACCTTGGGTAGAACGCCCGTGGGAGTAACGATCGGTGGAATGAAAGGACCTCCCAACTGAGGTGGCGGCTGGTTTCCCATCTTCGAGTAGTAGTCGAGACCGAAGGCTCCTGCGATATACAGCCAGCTTGACATTGAAGCGGTCCCGTATGCGGCACCCAGTGCATTGATAATTTCGACCGTCGAGTAGAAAAATACCTTGACGCTCAAGGATGCCCAGAAAAAGAATGCGAGGATCGCAAGCTCACGCTTAAACGAACGGATCGCCCAGTACTCGAGTAAGTTCCCTACCATCATTCCCCCTACACCTGGTATACCATACACAGGTGGGTAGTGCAACTATAAACGCGCTGCTTGAACGTGCATCCAATCGTAGTCACGTTCACGTCCCAAGCTGATCCAACCCTCGGCATACCAACAGTCGAAGAACTTGCGGTACTCGGGCTTGGCAAAACGAGCCCGCGTGTGATCCCAGTTGAGATCGTTGTGTGGTGCGTCGAAGTCGATGGCGATCCCCCAAGAGTGCATTGACCAATTGGAGCCACCACGCATGCGACGCACGTTCAAGCTGCCGCTGTACTGATCAAGACCTAGGGTCTTGACTTGATCGCCATAGTGGGCATGGATGTTTTGAAATGCACGTATCGCCGAGGCAGCTACCCGCTTGTGAACCGAGATGTGCTCGACCGGGATCTTGCCATACCACATCTGATAGGGCGGCACGATCATCTCTTGGTTCTTACCCATCTCACCATAGAACGCTGGCACGTCCTTCTGGCGAGGCCAGGTGGTGGGCTGGTGTGCAATCTCTACCTCGGGCTGATCGACGTCGGTATCCTTTATGATGTAGGCGTTGTGAGCAGCTTGGGTTGCCGGACCGTAGAGCCCATCGATATCGGTAGCAAACCCATGATCACGCAGGAAGAGTTGCTCAGCTGCCATGTGCCGGCGTGCCTCATCCCAGTTGGTGATGTCGAGTCCTGTTGCGATAGCCATCTCGGCGATGGCCGTATTCAACGTCTCGCCACTCATGCCGTCGATCTCACCTGTGTAGTAGCCCAACTCCTTGAGCCAACGTTGCATGGTACGTTCATCGAGCATGTTTGTCTCCTTACTTCTTAAAGGTCACCATCAGTGCTACGGTAATGACGCTAACGATCACGCCGATCGTGCTGAAGATATAGACCCAAACGTCATTAGCCCCCTTCTTGAGACCCTCAATGGTAGTCAGACGATCTTTGATGTCGCCAATCTTGTCGTCAGTTCCCTTCGTCATGGTAGAGATCAGGATGCCGATCTGGTCGATCTGCTTGACGAAGGCCGCCTCACTCTTGGAGATGGCAGCCGAGTTAGCTTCATTCTGCTTGCCGACAGCTTCCTTCTGAGCTTGCAACGCCGCATCGATGGCAACCTTACTGTCCTTCGATGCTTGCTCGGTACGAACATCCCGCTCTCGAAACTGGGTAGCGATGCTCTCAAACTTCTCATCGTGCAACTCTTGCAAACGACTAACAGACTCATTCAGGCTAGAGTTCTGCAACAACATCGTAGCCTTTTGCGCTTCCAGGGCAGTCGTTACAGCTCTGTCCACTGCACGATCTCGAGCATCGAACTGTGCTTGTACATTCATCAACTTATTGTCAAGCAACTCCTGCAACCGTTGGAGTGCTATGTCCGTGGATGACGGTATACGGTCAGCGTGCGCTTGGATTAGCGTGATTGCTTTGTCCATGCCATCCAGGCGGGTCTCAAACAGCTCACGTAAAGCTGTTATCTCTCTAAGCAATTGCTGCGTGGTCAACAATGTTGGATCAGGAATTGGAACTGTATTTGATGGTCTGACATTCATAGCCTGTCCCCGATTTGGTTTATTTTGACTAGTCGCCACGACTTCCCTCAGTCCTTCTTGAATGGCTCCACGATAAAGTGTTGCGTCGCGATGTCAAAGAACAGCGCCCGTCGATATGCTGCTTCCTCGGTATCGAAGATCTGCGCCCCACGTTTGTCCTCAACCCAACGAAGCATCGTGACAGATCCCGTGTCTGCCAGCCACCTCGGTGGATCAACCTTTGTTACGATACAAAACATGCAATCCTCCTACTGTCTGAGCATGGCACCGAATGCTGAAGCCACCGAGGGAAAGGTTGCCAGCGAACCGCTCGTGCTTCCTCCCACTAAGGTCAGATAGTTATAGCCCGCAGAGAAGCGATATCCCAACTGACCCGATATCTTGATGGGAGCGCTCGCAGCTGCGGTGTAAGCATTAGTGGCACCGATCCGTATTGATGTCCCGTTCACACCAATGGAACCATATATTGAGATGCTGCCGGCAGCAGCGAACACCGATGAGTTGAAGAATGTCAGGGCGTCTTCATCTCCCCAGGTTATGAACTCAATCCTGTCAGCATTACTGATCTCAACCCAAGGATCAGCAATAGTAGTGCGGCTGGTGCCAAGCACACGTTGACAGAATTTTAGAACACGATTGTAGTAGGTGGTTACAAAGCGTTGAGTTTCGCTATCCACAAAAATGCCCGGTGTGCCTGCTCCTGTGTAGATCATACCAACTAAGGTTCGGGCGCTGTTGGCCCCACCTCCACTTTTTACAGAATAAACATTATAGAGAGAATGAAGAGCAGGAGCGGTTGTTGTGATATCCAACAATAGGTTAGTACCGTTATAATAGACATAGACGTAGTAAAGAGTTGCTGCGACCAGCCCCACATTGTCTCCAGTTACGCCGTTCCATTGTATCGAGTAGTTTATTCCATCAATGAAGACCTTATTGCTGCCCGTGGGCATCAACTTGATCGCGGTTGAACCTATAAAAACAAGTCGGCAGCCAAACTCCATGGGAGGAAGGATCGCATCAAGATTGGGAAGAACTGCGCCAACGGCGGGAGCTGCCCCTATGGTGCCACCTCCAGCTACCCAGGCTGCAACTTCTGGACTTCCCGTATTCGCACTCTCCATCTGACCTGAAGAGTGTGTGCGAGTGACGGTAGTGTGCCCAGCATCTGCGTACGTGTAATCTCCCCAAGCCATGTCACAACTCCGCTCCTGTGCCAACGATATAGGCGTTAGCGTTCAAGCCGTAGATAGCCGACGCATTGCCTGCGACGAAAGGCGTTCCCGCCACGACCCCGTTGAACTGGAGCACAACACCTGTGGCGGTGTTGAACGTTAGTGTTGAGAAGGTGCGCAGAGTGGAGGTTCCGTCCAGTCCTGCGAAGTCGCTTGCCGCGCTGATCGCAAATCCTGTGGGAACGACACGAGGCGGGCAGTAGTAGGCCAGGGTCCAGCCACCCGAGTTGTTGCCTGATATCTGACCCAGGCCGAACCAACCGGAGAGCTGGCCTGCCGGCCACGACGGCAGATAGCGTTGACAGATGATCTGCTCGGTGCTCATCGGCCGGCGCTCGAATGGAGTCGCAACAGAGCCCACCTCCAACTGAATATCAGTGATATCCATCAGGTCTGCGACCGTCGTGGCTGTCTTATCCGACCAGATAAGAACCATCATGTTTGTAGTCGACGCGGTATCCATCAACGCGCTGACCGAATAAGTAGCCCAGGCCGTAGTAGGATTGAGATTGACCGGCGTGTTCTCATAAGTGTAATTCGACTTAAGAGTCGGGTTGGTTCCGGCGGCGTTCCATGTCGAGATTGGATCGGTCTGCGTAGCATCAGCAGTGCTGCTCCAAGCCACGATGGCTGCCCGCAAATCGTTGAGGCTTGAGCCTGTGGCTTTGGCCTTAAAGCTCACCGTGAGGGTCTGACCGATCAAGCCGTTGATGTTGCGTCTCTCAAGGACCTGGCACATGCCAAACTTGAGATTGGCCGTCTTGACGTTGAAGCGATGGAAGAACTGACCATCAGCCGGAGGATTGGCCGTTCCTTGGGAAACATCAACAACGTTGTTTCCATCAGAAAGGATACGCCAGCGATCAAGCAGAGTGACCGCATCGTTGTTAATGAAGGCCGTAGCCGAAGTGAACGGGCCCGCACCACGACCTGCCACTCGGAAGTCACCGTTATGGAGATGGTTGCGGAAGCCGAAAGTAAAGGCTGATCCCGCAATCGCAGCAACTTCTGCTGCACTTGCAGGCCCTTGGTTAATGCCTCCAGTATCAGTGTACTTGACAAGAGCACCGCTAGTGACTGAGGCTCCAGGACCACTAACATTAAAATCTTGACCCGCGATGGTGCCAGGGAAGACCGTGCCCGAGCCTGCGAGCACACCGCCAGGAGTGACGATGTACTTCTGACCCACCGTACCAGCACCTGCGCCTGCACCATCAAAGGTGACAGCAACACCACTGGTAGTAAACACGCCACCACGTTGCACGTTGATGAAAAAGTCGATGGTCAAGTTGCCACGAACATAATGGGTCGGGAACATCGCGATGCGACCGTTGTCGAAGACCTGATTTGCAGCAGCGCAGTTGCCGATCGTGTAGCATTTCAACTGCTCGTTGATACCTGCACCATTGCTCGTCGAGATCTTCTGAACGCTCAACGGACCGTACGTGATCTCACCTGGGTCAAGCACCGCACCCTGAGAGTTGTTAAAGGCGATGACACCAGCGAACCCACCGTTGTACAATCCCATCTCACGAACGCCAAGGATGTTATTATCGGTGTTGAAGAAGATGGATTGACTGTTTCCCGTGACTGTTGCAAGCGTAGCCACAACCTTGCCGCCACTGGTCCATGCTCCACCAAAGGTTGAACCCACCAGATCGATGTGGGTCGAGTCGATGATCGAGATTGTCCAGACTGCTGGCGTCACCGGAGCGGTGTTATTATTGTTGGCCTCGACGGCACCCAGTACCTCGCGAACCATGATTTGCTGACCGTTCAGCAACTGGGTCGTGGAGGTAACAGCTAAGCGGATCGCACCGCTTCCGTTATTGGCTGCGCCCGTGATCGCGATAGCTGTAAGACCCAGCAAGTTTGGGAACGAGCAACCCACCCACGGATGTGCGAACACTCCCGGTGCATAAGGCGTCAACCTGGGTCTAACGACAATCGAAGGCTGGGCCCCATTAAAGTCAATCCGTCTAAGACGAGCTGAGGCACCGTTAAAGGTCAACCACGCACCTGCGGCATTGTCGCTCAACCCATCGTTGTCGACATCATTACCATCGGGACGAATATAGTAAGTCTGACCAGTGGTAGGTTGTACCGGTCGAGGACTCACGTCGGCTTGGTACTGTTGAATCGTACCGATCAGATAGTCTTCCCAAATGACCGATGCAGCACCCACTGATGCAGTGATCCGATATTTACCGCTCGCCACATAAAAGCGCACGAACCCATTGAGGTCTGCCGTCGCGGGATTGCCCACATTGCCGTTGCCCAATTCGTCAGCACGTAGTACCGGCAAGCCCAGGTCACTCATGCGTTGCACGAGGACCGTTGCCCCGGGCATGACGTTGCCTTCTTCGTCCTGGATCGTCCGATTGAAAGCTGCCAGCAAAGCCGTCATGGCCTACTCCTAGTTGATCTGTCCACCGCGAATGTCACCCACGGTTTGTATCGTGACGAAGCTCACCCCGTCAATGGCTGCACCCGCCAGGCCACCAGCTTGGTTACTTTGGAACCCTTGGCCAATCTGACCTGGCAGTCCTGGACCACCACCGTCACCACCAATGGTTCCGGTCGTTGCGTTATCGCCACCAGCCTCGGTGGTTCCTGGTGCACCTACGGTTGGATTGCCCGACTTGATGCCACCCGCACCAGGCACCTGACCAGCACCGCCACAACCTGGGAATGAACCCGCCGCACCGATGGTTCCCACACCGGTACCACCGCCACCGCCGCCACTCCAGAGCTGACCTTCATTGATGAGTGTAATAGGATACCGAGTGTAGAGTGCCACGCCACCCACATCACCAGCCTCACCAGCGCCGCTGTTACCATCACCACCGCGACCACCACAACCTTGTCCACGGCCAATGTTGCGCAGGTAAAGTGGTACACCTGTGATCCAGCTTCCAACATCAATCGCTTTAAGTGCTGTCGTCTCACTTCCCACTATGATACTGGCAGAAATGATGAAGGTCACCGTCACACCATTGTAGCCCAGGTCAGCTGGTACGATCTCTGGATAGATCGAGTCGTGAAGTGAACGCAGATTGATATTGTTGACGTTGCTGTCAATGGTGATGACACGATCGGTCGAGGCCGCAGTGTCGATGGTCGTGAAGAGCATCTCCTCTGCAGTGACCTTCATCATGTCGTCTTGTGGATCGACCCGTGTGATCTGAATGGGCGAGTTGTATGCTACACCCAATTCATCTTGGTTGCCCCACCAAGCAGCACGAGCACCGACTCCCACCGCAGGCTCTTGCACTCCACTGTAGCGCATCACGTCGAACGAAAACTTTCGCGGCGGAGTTTTGAACCTACCGATGATAAGATCATTCACCCGCTGCGCGGTGCTTCGTCCAAAGGCTGGGATCCAATCGCCATAGACCTTCTTGATGATTGCTTCACCGTGCTCGGTCTCTCCCTCGGTGTCGATCGTGATCAACGTGCTACGATAGTTGTCAAGATTGTCAAGAGGTGCACACGGATTGCGTACACCATAGTAGGTCCAGACTTGCGTGACCCTCTTGCTGAGTTGCTCTTGCACGCCAAAGCTGCTCGCTATAGTGTTCCCTTGATTGTACTCAAACGCTGTAGTGGGAATGCCGCGAAGCACCTGTAGGTTGATTAGGTTTTCGATCTCGTCGTGCCAGATCAACAGACCCGCCTGCTCACACAATGATGAAACGAGCTTGTTGACGCCTGTGGGTTCGGCGATGAACTTTGTATAGAGACGATCTAGGTAAGTGTCGACCTCGAGCAGCCAAGTCGAAAATGGTATGAGACTTGTGCTCATGCCTGCAAAGTTGACGAACTGATCATTCACGATGGTCGCCGCGTCTACCCCATTGTAATACTTGCCCAACTGTACCCGATCCTCAGCGGCATGTTGAATAGCGGTCGTACCAAATAACCCACGACCCGCTACGCCACCCACCACAGTGAACGCATCAGCAACCCGTGTGAACTGTATGACTTCCTTACCACCCACCGACACATGACCAGCCGATGGATATTCGATGTTGCCAATGCCTGCAGGCAACACATTGAATGACGTACCCACCGCAGTCAATGTACCTGACAAAAAGCCATTGCTCATGATCGGGCACTGGGCCCGACTGTTATCAGCAAGCTGGATCGGATCCTGAGAGATGAGAGAATAGACACCTGTCACCGAGGGTCCGTTGAATTCCTCAAGGACATAACTCCTGATCTCTTCATTCACTGATCCAAGGAGCTTTGTGATGCGTCTAAAAGGTTGTCCCCGACGAAAAAGACCACGTGATCGAAACTTCGACCACTCAGTTCCATTATTAGCAAACTCGCCAAGATCAGAGCTTGGGTGATCTTTGAATTGTGCAGTGATCTTAGTACGGGTGCCCAGGCCCTCGCCCAGGGAAAGCTCACCTGGTTGTGTCGATACTGAAACCAAGTCTGGTATGACCACTAGAGTTACCGGCAAGTAATCTGTGGACTTTGCATGACGATGAGTTTCAACGGTGCTACTGAGCAGAGACTTGACTCGAAAGTAGCCAACATTGATCACATCCTCAGTAAGGTTAGTGATTCCCACGCCTGAGAAACCGGCAGTTGTGATTGGTGTTGTAAAATCATCAACCGAGATCATAAAAAGGCTAGGCTCATTAGATGCAGAACCTTGCCAGATCTTACCACGAACCAACACGCCTCCACCAGAAATATTAAGAGCATCAAGGCGCATCCACGTCGGCGTGGTCAGATTGATGACGACCGCGAGCGAAGCAATAGTCGTAGCAGCACCATTACGAAATCGAACCAAGGTGAGCAAGCCAGTACCAGTCACCATACGCATCATATAACCATTTTCGGTATCATCATTTCCACTCGCTCGGACCATTACTCGCAAGCCGGAGTTCGTGGTATTGAATTGATTTTTCATACATGACAATACAGATAGGTCTCGAATACTGGGTGGAATATTCCACTTCCAGAGCGATGTGTCGGAGACGGTGTGCTTGGTCAAATGAACAGCCCGACCCGAGGGCATTGTCGCGTCAATGACGCCCACCATTCGAGTGTGTTGATCCCAGATTTGGGTCCAATCTGCTACAGCTTTACCAACCCTTACTGCTTCAAATTGCGTAGCGCGAAACACGTCAAGGTCAAACTCAACGTAGGAGAGTGTCTTACCAACGATCTCTTGGGTCGTGGTCACGCAACGATCCCTTGCACACTAAGTGTTGCTGACATGAACCCATTGGCATGTGTATTTTGCACGTTCATGTCGTTCATTGACCAGCAGTATCCTACCTCGTGTGGATACGAGCTGGGCCGCCATGCGAAGAAGAACGGTCTCGTGATCGCAGCTTTTCTGAACGGCTCCAGGTCACTGCGATAGAACTGGGGCGTCATGTTCTTGAACTCGATCTGGGACGTGGTAGTTTCACCCAAGCTCAACCTGCCGAGGAACTGACCAAACTCACTTCGACCCGTCACCACGTTCGCCACTGAGTTATAGTTGATGATGCGGTGACCCACATACATGCGCCGCTCGATGATGGTGAGTTTGCCTACGTACACGACGGCCATGCGAGGCACCACACCATTCGGGAAGAGTGTGATGCTCACAGCGAGATAGTGTCCCGGTGTAAACCTGAACATCATCGGCGTATCGTCAGATGGGATCACCTCGGCGGTCACATCCATCCAATCGTAGTCTCCCGAGCTGTCGATGGCGTGTGCCACTTCGATCTTGACGCCGATCCCAGCGGTCCCGAAGTTGTGACCCGCGATCCCAACATAGTCGATCAAGTTCTCAAAGTTGTCGGTATAGATCACTCGCTGCATCGACGTCGAGAGGCTCAACCAATAGAGGTAGGTCGACGGGTTCGCCAACTGCGTCACCGGAAAGAGCGCGTTTGCCGAGTCAGCTTGGATATTTGACGGCAGCACATAGTTGATCCAGCCCAGGATACCGTTGTTGGCATTGAAGGTAACACCACCAGATGACTGGCTCTGCGAGCTGATGACAAGTTCGGATGAGATGACAACCGTCATGTGGGCCTCAGCTGGGTAGCAATGAGTGTCTTGCCACGACTCGTCTCACTGTTGAGAGCGTCGATCAACGACTCCATCTGACGGCCTGAGAAGATCGCGGCAGGGTCAATGCCTTGGATCATGATGCTACGGCTGGGAGCCTCTGTCGATGCTGTGGAAGCTCCACCACCACCTGCACTTGCCGTAGGTGCTGTTCCACCGCCACCACTCTCGGTAGCACCACGGATCGATGCGATCTGGGCTACACCTGCAGCAGCAATCAGCGCAGCCTGTACGAAGCTCCACGGTGGGTCAACCGACGAGAGTGCACGTGTGATACCCACAGCAGTATGAATGATCGCCGCACCGATGGCAGCATTCTTGTTCTTGGCGAAAACTGAGGTCAAAGTAGAAGCAGCTACCTCAGCAGTCCCGAGGATATCATCTTGCTCTTTTTGTTGCAGTCGCTTCTTGATATCTGCAAAAGCCTTCTCTTGCTGGAAGCCTTTGAGACCAACTGCATTGATCTTTTCTTGTGCCTGTACGACACGATCAGCGTAGGTCGACCACGAGGTGCTCATGTCATCGAGTATGGTTCGTGAGCCTAGCACACGCTCCATGAAGGTGTCATAGGCGAACTGCGCGCGTTCTACCTCCTCCTTCATGATCGCGAGGTCTTTGAACCTACCCTTGCCTCCAGTTGAACCTGCACCTGACTCGCCCGCTGGTGCCGGAGGTTCCTTGACCTTTTTCATCAGCTCTAAGAAACGAAGCATCAGCTCCGTTTCCTCAGCTATCTTGGCTTCAAAGTCGGCTGCGCCCGCACCGGTTCCGAAAAAGAAGCGCTTCAATATGCCTTCAACGCCAGTGGCCTCGCCCACCTCACGCATCGTTTGGATAAGCGCATTGTTGCGGATCTGCACATCTTGCAGACGCTTCGCCAATACATTGAGCTCATCAGCAGACCCGGAGACGGGCGTTCGCATCGATTGCAACGCCGCCGCCAGATCTTTGATCAGCTGGATCAGACCCGTCTGCTGTGCAATCTGAAGCAGTGCCATACCTAGTTCTGTGGTCGCCAGGTTCAACTGAACCATAGCGAGCTTGAAGTCCTTCGCTGATTGTACGCTCACCGTATCAAAGACGAGACCTAGGTCCTTTGCTTTTTGCATCAACTCTTTGATGCCTGCCTCACCCTTATTGAGGAAGGGCAACAAGACGAGACCAACTCGTTCACCGAAGAGCGCCATCGCGATCTGCGCCTTAGCGACACCATCCTCCATCTGCACGAACTTGCGTGCAACCTCAGGAATGATATCAGCGATGGTCTTAAGGCCACCCTCAGCTGTGCGTGCGTTGATATCCAATTGCCTGAGGGCTAACGCAGTGTCAGACGTCACATTGGTCAACGCATCGCTCATCTTTGAGCTGAAGCTGCGCACAATGCTAGAGAATTGTTCGAATGAAACTCCCGAGGCCTCGAGGGCAAACTTCAAAGCTGACAGCTTATCGACCGCGATACCTGTCTGTTGACTTAACCTATTGACCTCACCTGCCTGGCTGATCGCACTGGTGAAAGCGTCATAAGCAAACTTCACCGCTCCTAGGACGGTCACAGTTGGTAGGATCGACTTGACCATATTGTTAAATGAATTTCCAACAGCAGCTGCTGTTGAACGTGTATTTTTTTCAACTTTGCCGAGCTCAGTATTAACATCAGTCATACCCTTCTTGAGATCGACGATGTCGGTCCCGATTTTAATCAGCAGGGTTTCAACTATTGCGCTGTCGGCCACCAAAAATCTCCACTAGTGCACGGTAGGTTCGCCCTCATAGGGACCATACTCTTCTTCGTAGATCTCCTTAACCTCCTCCTCGGTCATCTTGCCAAACATCCTCGGTGCACGACGTCCTTCAAGCATCCAATGAACTTCGGTTGGATCGAGTCGCCAAAACTCACTGGACGAGACCGCTCGATCCCGTCCGACCAACGCTGTATAGGCTTGCTCTACAAAGCCACGTTGATCGGCGCTTCTTCTTTTCCCTCCTCTGGTGCTCCTGCTCCAGCTTCCCCAAGCTTCTGAACTCGCAACATTTCGTCTTCGACTTGACGTTTGATGTTCTCGCGAACTTTCTTTGGAAGCATCATCTGCAGCAAGGTGTTCACCATGACCGAGGCGTTCCCGCCCTCGGTTCGATCCCACAGTACCTCGTAAACTTCTTCCTCCTCGACCGAGGCACCTGCGAACCGAAGCAACGAGGTATATGCCATCGACAATTTAGCAAAGGGGATCGAGGGTGAAGCAGTGAGCTGCTGCATAGTCACGATATCCTCCACGCGCGCGATAGCACGAAGCACGCGTGATGGTGGAATGACGTAGTTCTTCCCCTTCCACGTCATCTCAATCTGTTCGAAGAGTCCGGGCACGTTAGACACTCCTTACGTTATGATCCCAGGTAATCCCAGGTCACAGGACCTGAGTTCTGGAACTGGGCTTCGAAAGTCACCGCATCGTTGTAGGGACCCGTGTCGGTATAGTTCACCAGCACGAAGGTCCCACTGAGCCGATGGCCGGTGGGATAATCGATGATCAACTCACCGGTGCGATCCCGGTGGACCCAGTCGTCCTTGAGATCGGTGGACTTCGTGACACCACCGCAGTTGAAATCGACGTTGTCCTGGGCTGCACCGTTCTCGTCGGCCAGCTTGCGCCAACCGTCGTCATCATCTGACGTCAGATCAACCGGCTCGCCCGCCATCGCGATCGAGCGCTCGCGAACGCCACGGATCCGAGCACCTTTCCAAGTGATCGTGATTTTGCGGCCTTTGAAGCCTTGCCCTTCGGGAATGAAGACCATAACCTACTCCTCGCGTTGCTCTTCTGCCTCGTATGTAGCGATCAAGATGTGCCGATCGTTATCGTCGCGCCCCAAGTTTGCGATATTGCTGATCATCTGTACACCGATGAAAGTTGAGTTGTCGGTGATCAGAGGCGCGGGGTGGATCAGCAAGTCTCGGATCTCTTCTTGTTTCGCAAATGCTGCCAAGTACCCACCGACCTTGGTACTGCGAACTTGTATCTGCACGGTCGCCTTTTGAATGTCGAGCTCATCTGTATCAGGAGAACCACCGATGTCATCGAACAAGGTGATCGTCGTATCGGGAGCAACCGGCCCCGTAGTAACAGCAATCGACCATCCCGTGTCGGCACCCCTGGTGCCAACACCGTGTCCCTCCAGGTAGGTTGCGAGCTCCTCTGCCGGGCTTGCCATCACCTTACCTTTGAGTACTTGATGACCAAGCCGATCACGTCTTTGACGCTTTCAGCGTAGGCCTTTGAGAGAAACTTCGCCTCGCCTGGGTTCCAGTAGGTACCCAACCCTGAGGGACGCTTCTTACCACGCAGCTTCATCCTTGTGTTGTCGTGCACGAACTTCGCGTAGCCAGCGCTGTAGCCTATCTCGACCGAGTTCTCATCTCCCTGTGCTCGTCGAGTAAATGCGCTCGCTCGCAGGAAGCCATACTCTACAGGTGTACGTGCCATCGAGCGACGCTGGATTAGCATCCCACCAGCAAGCAAGCCACGGATCGCTCCCTGCTCAGTATTCTGCACGACAGAGTTGAGGCGTTGAAGAACCCTCGTTAGCCCTTTCACACTTCCTGTTCCACTTGCCATTAGACAAAGACCTTATGGAGTACACGTGTTGCATCCAAACTGGGCGACTGACCTAACTGTCGGATCTCGCCAGCCTCGACCAATGACCTGGGATCTAGCGTTACCGTCTGATCACCCAGGGCCAGGTAGCCGCGCACAGCAAGTTCTTGATCTGGATACACGATCGAGCTGCTCGTCACCTCACGTCCATGAGTATCACGAAAGAGTACCGCGTCATTCTGCCATCGACACATGATCAAGATCGGTGTGTCAAACGTCATACCACCGAACCCGTCATTCGCCAGCGGCGCCCAATAGGTCGCCTGTTGGTTCATGTTTCTGGTCCACGGTATCATCCCTTACCCTTCTTCGGTGTAGCACGATCTTGCAACTCAGAGTCGATCACCGACACCAGCACCAAGCACGCCACGGTGGCAAGGCGATCAATCGCCGGGCGCTCCTTGTCCTCGAGCAACTTCTTAATCGCCACAAGCAGTTCGCTCGGCGCCTTATCTAAATCTGTTGGCACCCAACACCTCCACAAGAGTTTTGCGAAGTCCGATCGTGGTGAGACAACCGTTGGGGTCCAACCCAATTGCCTGTAGCCCATAGGTCGTCGACGAGAGTCCGAAGCTCTGCAGTACCGGCTTGGCATAGTTGATAGAAGCGTCACCGAGCCTTTCCCCAGTAACCACACCTGTTCCTCCCGAGGTTGAGGTCGAGGTCGATGCGATCAGGTGAGCTGCCACCCACTTGATAATCGTTGCCTGCAGGTCGCACGCGAGAGTGGTGACGCACCTATTGACTAGCAACGCTGCATCATCGATCATCGATTGAACTTGCAGATCGGTCATCCCAGTCGTGATGATGATCCTAACGTCCTCGACGGTCGGTTCGCAAATTGCACTCACGTTACTCTCCTATTATCGTGGGGTCCCGACGCGTGCCCTTGTCGGAACCCCACTCCCCCTAACCAGCTTGGTTGAGCAGGTCGAGGATATCCAGTCGCTTTGTGGGCAGCTCGGTGTCGAAGATCTGAGCCTCGAATACCCGCTTGCGCCACAGCTTCAGCAGCGAGTTCTTTCTGATGAGCTGACCTTCTTCGATCAGCATCGTGATCTTTTCGGTACGATCATCGGGAAGCTCGCGTTCGAGCATCTGCTCGACGACGCCCTCCTCGACCTCCTTCTGTCTTGTATCGCGCGGCGTGATCGAGCGCAAATTGTGACGACCAAAAGCGCGAGCTTCGGCATCGGTCAGATAGACCTCATCCTTGGCATCGGGATTGCGTTGCGTCCGTGCCGCATAGTGGACGAAGGGCTTCGACCTACGCTTGGTCGGCCTGTTCGTCTCGGGATCCACGAAGGGCTGATCGAGACCTTCACGACGCGAGTAGGAGCCACGGAGCATCTTGTAGAGCTTCCGCTGCGTACGATCGGCGGTGGTTGTGGGCGTGGTATCGTGGGCCGGCTGAACCATGGTCTGGTCTCCTTGTGAGGGTAGGCGGGCCCGGTATGGACCCGCCACCACTCTATGGATACCAGCCTAGAGCTGGCGTGTCGAGGCTTACGAGGCCTCCGGCATCAGATGGGTGATGCCCGACCGTCCATCGAAGTCCGATTTGAGGCGCGGAACGGCAACCATCATCACCTTGAACTCTTCCACCATGCCACCAGTGACCGTCCACTGGATGGTCGAGATGTCCTGGCCGATCGCCAGATCCACCACGTTGCGATCCATCGAGATGAGCAGCACGTTATCACCGGTGAGGAAGTCTGCCACCTCGACACTCTCGATGCCGGTCAGTGCGAGGATGCGCTCCTTGACAGTGCGCGTGTCGCTCGAGGTCGGACCACGATAGTCCTCGTCGAGCTTGGCCTCGTAGTGCATCGGAATGTAGATGATCCAGGGACCGAAGTAGCGGGCGTTGCGGGACGCCTGCTGCATCGCCTGAACATCTTCGATGATCTGGGCGTTCTCGCCAGCAGCTCCGTCCAGCTCGTCCCACGGTGTCTGCAGGTTGACGCGGTTGCGATCGGGATGGGTCGTGTACCCGTAGATCTTCGCCTGACCAACGGTGGGATCCGTGATCTGGATCTCATCGTTGCCCATGAAGAGGATCGACTCCATCTTCTCGCCCACGAGCCGACCCGCCAGAGCAGCTGCCGTTGTGTCGATGGCTTCGCCGAATTGACGGCTGGCCACCAGGCGACGAAGCTCGACCTGGAAGTCCTTGTGGACGACAGGCACCGGGACGATCTGCGGACGGAACGCCGGAGTGTCCTTCTCGCCCGTAGTCACAGCCGACATGTCGACGTTGGCTGGGGTCATGTCGGACACACGATCCCAGAGCGAGACGGTCATGCCGATCGAGCCGAGGTTGTGGGTCAATCCACGAGAGCGAAGATCTTCGATGCCGCGCATGCGCAGGACAGCTGCTGGGATGACGACCCGATCGATGTCCTTCCACTCGTCGTACTGCAGCAGCGCGGTCGCGTTGGTCCGGATCTTCTTGTAGACCGGCTTGCCCTTCTCATCGCGACCCTGGACCTGCAGGATATAGGAGTTGCCGTCGTCTGCGATGAACTGCCGGCGTGCATTGGAGTTGATACGCTCAGAACCCAGGACCGTGGGTGCGGAGGCGATCATTGCTGATGTTGACGGTCTCATAGTATTCTCTCCACCTACTCTGGGTTCCCCCGGTTTGCGTTACAGGATCGAGACTCGGATGCGGGTGCCGGTCGCTGGACCGCCAGTGCTGTTGACCGCCTCGAGTGCACGAGCCAGCGAGAAGTTGCCCGACTGCGCCTGCAGCAGACCCTCGCCATTGGACTCGAGCAGCGCGCCGATCGCGACGTTGGACGACGGCTCGATGAGAGCGTAGATCCAATCGCCTGTGCGAGCTTCCCACGAGAGGACGGTGTCGCCCTGCACGTAGTTGTCGTCAATGCTCTTACCGACGAGCGAGTTCTCGCGAGCAAAGACCGCGGCGGTCTTGCCAGCAGCCGTCGGATGCGGAACCGCTTTGCCGGCGCTGTTCGGCGAGATGAGCATCCCGGGACGGATCGCGCCTTCGGCGCAAACCATCTCGGTGTGCGGTGTCATGCTGCCGCGAAGCATAATCGTCTTGGGATCTGTTGACGAGGTCATTGACTTCTCCTATCACCCTGTGGATTGAAACTGCCGAAGGTTAGGCGGACTTCTTCTTGCGACGATCGGCCAGCTCGTCGCGGATATTGAGGTGCGCCGTCATCGCTGCAACCTCGGCGTCCTCGACCTCCTCCTCGCCTCGCGTGATGACACGACCCGTGTAGTTCGGCGTCGGGAAGATGCCGTTAGAGACCAGCTCGAGGGTCTTGTCGTCGAAGGCCTTCGCGGCTTCCTCGGTGATCGACGTGTTGGCGACGATCTTGGCGATCATCTCGCTGCGCTTCGCAGCAACCTGGTTGGTCGCCAGTGCGAGAGCCGATCTCATGTCAGCGGTGATGAGCAGCGGACCCAGCTCGGCAGCCAGTGCCTTGGCATCGATAGCCTTGGGCTGGTTCTTCTTGAGCGCAGCCGTGACCACCTTGTTGATGGCCTCGTCGAGCTCGGCTTGGGTCTTCGGCAGTGCGTTCCCGGCCATGTCCTTGTTCTCCTTTTCATCTGCATCGGCGTTCGCCGCGGGCTTCTCCTCGGCTTCCTTGTCCTTGTCGGGATCTTCCACTACCGGAAGGACGTTGCCAGAGAGATAGTCTTCCCGCATCCGACGGACGGTCGCATCGCTCATCATCATCAGCGACTGCTCGTCGTCCGGCGTGTAGGGGCTGTCATCGCTCGAGATCAGATCGGCGATGATCTGGCGACGGTCGTCGTCCTGGCCGCGCTCGTTCGCGAAGAGGGTGACCATCAAAGAGTTCTTGTCGACCGCACCACCCTTTACTGCAGCACGCAGGACCTCGAACGCATCCGTCTGCTTCTTGTTGAGCTTCACGCCCTTCATCGTCTTTCTCCTTGAATTGCTGCGAACGCCGCAGCCGTCGGCCCAACTACAGGCCCCTTCCTCGCCAACCAAGATTGCCAGATGGTTGGGCATCACAGCCCGATTGACCATCGAATAGGAACGGCCGTTGAGCTCACCAGACTGAGCATCATCACGGGAAAAGTACCCGGTGCTCACGTCGATGGGGAGCTCTTTCTTGGCCGATAGGATACTCTTGATGAAGTCGGGACCAGCCACCTCGGCAGCGCGGTCAACCTCGATCCAAGCCTCGCCCTTGAGTGAAGTGCCTTCGACCTTCACGTTGAACATGCGCCCGATGCTCCACTTACTGAGCGTCGCGGGCGTGTTGGCCGATACAAACTCGGTGCCGTCATTGGGATGGCCCCAGGTCACCGGCACACCGTCCCAGGCCTCGGGTATCATCTCTTCTATGGGAAGCAGCGCGTCATTCATGATGACATCTGAGCGGGCCATGACGATGGGGATCTTGACAACGGGCCGACCCTCATAGAAATCTTGCTTGGCCTCACCAGGCCGAAGTTGTCGCTGAGTGCGAACAGCATGTCCACTGATCTTTTTCGTGTCGCAGGAACAAGCCACTCGGGCGCCCTCAACTAACCATCGACAGGATCTATATACCCATGTCAGATGGTAGGGCAACCAGATGTTAACAGTTTTACTCGCAGACGCCCGGGACACAAGGGAACATCACAGTCCGTCGATCACATTGATGGTAGCATCGGCCACAGATAAGATCAGCCCCATCCATCAATGGTTGGGGGTGCTCGCAACCCATGGGACAATGCGCATGGGTGCAACCATGATCAGCATACCATCGCTGCTTCACTTGTAATGCTTCTGGATCCAGTGACGATCCCTCGAGTACCTGGTGTCCCATGGCTTTCTCTGTCCATGGAAGATGACCAAGCGCGAGTTGTTGGGCAGTCCCATGAAGTGTCTGATCTCTCGTGGGTAACTGAACACTCCGTCGTGTCTGCCCCAACCAGGTTCACGCGCCTTCAGGCAATAGCTCAACCAACCCTGATCGGATCCCTGGTACCCAGCCTGCTTTGCCAACAGTGGTGACTTGACAGGATCGAACGTGCTCCAGATCCAATCATACAGTCCGGCCGTAAAGAGCACCATCGACCCGTTGTATACCTCAGCCACGTGTACCCCTGGCACCTTCCAACCCACGAACGGATCGGGTCGATCAAAGATTGCAGACACGTCGCCCACGAGCACCACGTCCAGGTCGATCGACAAGATCCTATCGGCCTTGAGCTCTTGGCCCATCTCCTTGCTGAAGATTTTCAAACGGCGATAGCACGACGGAAGGTGTTTACCAGAAACGTTTGGAACGTTGGCGTGATCATTCCACAGTGGATATGTCTCGCACTCGGTGATGCCCTTAGGATCATCTGTGATGCACACCAATCTATGTGGGTTTTTGTAGTGACGCTTGATCATCTTCGCCAGCGTGTTCACATGCTGTGAACTAAATTGAACCTTGTAATTATCTGAGGTCCACTTCCAGCATACAATCGTGAGCGGAGCACGAGGCGCTTCTGCTACTGTCACCCGCTCTGCCTTATGAGCTTCCCAGTGATCAAGCTCATTGTCGGGAATGATCTGTGGGATTGGCAACTTCTCAGGCATCGGACCGTTGTCGAGCGCTGTCATCACTTCATCGCGAGATCGAGTGGAGATGAGACTATCCTCATCAATGATCAACGTCCGTGCTAGGTCCATGAGCTTCTTGTGAAGCTCACGATCTTTCTTGCGTACTTGACTGAAGATAAGCGGCACCTCATTCCAAGCAAACCCACCACGCTCAGAGATCTTTGCGATCGTAGCATCTTCTCCGTGCAGGCGCACGTAGGCTGCGTGGATAACTTCCGCAAGCTGATACGGGATCGGCGGACCATCCTGCATCGGGAATACGCGGATCACGTCATGTTCCTTTCCAGCTCAGCTACTCGTTTCTCGAGCTTGGCGATACGACTTTGGCTTATGAGGAAGAGACCGATGACACACGCTGCGAGTATCAACGGATATAGGCGTAGGAACTCTTCCTCCCAGCTCATGGCAAACTCAACACCATGTGGTGTGGGAAGCGAAACATCTGCGGTGGCTGCTTTCCACGAGCATCACGTATGGCACGGATCGCCTGCGCATCAGCAGGACTCTTGCGACCGAACTCACGCGGGCATGATGCATCAGCTGTGTGTTCACGACCCACCCTAATGAGTGGGAACCCTACCTGCTCGACAAACTCGGCAGTCCTCACACATCGGTCGCGGAAATCCCAGTCGGTACCGTACAGTCCCGCGAACCTTTCGTCATAGCCACCGACCTTGAAGTACATGTCCTTGGTCATGAACCACGAGTTGGGATGCGGCTTGTACGGCTCAAAGGTTTCATCATCGAGCCTCGAGAACTTATAGATCGAGCTCTCATTCAAGTGCCGATCCATCATCATCCCGAGTGTACCCTCCGGTATCAAATGATCCATGTCGGTGAGCAACAGCCACTTATGACGAGCCTCTTTCGCGCCCAGGTTGCGGCACGCGTCCTGGTTCCAACGGATGTCTACACCCATGCGATGGATCTGCAGCTTGTAATCGATCGGAATTAGATCAGTACCCGCAGGATGTTTTGGCGAGCCATCATCCACGATGACGTATTCAAGATGCTCCTTTATCGCAGCACGCATTTTTGCAAAATTGGCCAGCTGACGCTGCAGCATGTTCGGGTTCTCGTAGTATGCCATCACGACAGTCACGTCACGCATTTTGAAACTCCCTGAACTCATCTGTCGTGGTCATGGGCACCGACTTTGACCACTTGTAGTCGGTAACCACTGTCACATGGGTACCGCGTGCCCGGAGCTGTTGAACCATATGCTCTAGCAACTTGGCCCAATTCTCGTAATGTCCGTCCTTAGTCGCGCCGGTAGGGTTCCAAGGGTAAGGTGGGTACCAGTAAACGTCCTTGCCCTTCCGACTCATGTCGAGGCCGAATACCCAAACGTGATCCGGTTTCAAATGATATGCGAGGTTCAGCCCGCACGCGCCACTGTTGTTCCCGTTCAATTCGGCGGGGTTCTCGCTAAACTTTCCGCTTTTCCCGTTGTCGTTTTCGAACGGTATAAGGTTTTTCCACAATTCACCGTCACCTTCCCAAACCTTCTTCAACGCTGACCGACGAACCCAGGTCGGCTTGTCGAGCTTCTTGATCTCAGTCCAACGATACTCAGTCCATAGTCGATCCATCGTGACCACATAGTCGCAACGAGGTAGGTGGATCGCTGCGTCATTGATCGCCACGATCTTACCTGGTAGCTTTGTGAGGTCGACCTTCTTGACCGACCAACCACCACCCACCACGCTCATATAGTTCGCAGTCATCGACGTCTCCATGCGAACCGATTGCTCTTGCGCTCTTGTTTGAGTACGATCATCGGCTTGAAGAACTCTTCAAGCTGATGAGTCCACTCACTCTTGCCAATGCGAAGGTCGACTATCAACACAGCATTCTTGCGTGTATGCTCTACGATGAAGTCGAGATAGGCTCGCGGCTCATAGTGAAAGCACCAGCTCTTCGTGCTGACAACCATATCAAACATAGGCCAGGGTTGCTGATCGAAGTTAGCCGCATCGATGTACCCAGCAACGACTGCATCGTTGAGCAACCAGAAGCTGCGTGTTACCATTTCACTGTTGAAAGTCACATCATGTTTGAGCACAGGCTTCGCAGGATCTTCATGACCGTCGAGCAGCCACGCCGCCGTTCCACCACGCTCGCCAAGGTAGTGACGCCAGAGCAAGATCTCGAGACCACCCAAGCCAGATCCCACGCTGAGGAAGCTTTGACAAGTGCGAGGCAACACCATCCGCATCGAACTGTAATCTTTGATCAGGTCGTAACGATAGGCTGCACCCCACGCAACCGAGTCCTGACCAAGGTCATGCAGTGCACCGCGCTGCAGCTTCAAATATTCAAGGTGCTCCGCCGTGAACCGAATGTCGGCGAACTCATCGAACTGTGAGAACCCACGTCTGATCATTTGTTCATCACCAGCCAAACCAGCAGATGTTTCTTCTTGTCAGTAACCTCGTGGTGCTTGATGGCCCAGTTGGTCCACCCACCCAGCTTTTGCAACCACCAACCTGGGCTCTCGATGATGAGGTGTGCGTTCCTACCATCGGTTAGTATCTCACCTGCCGCCGAACAGGTGATGGTAAGGAAGGCACCCTTCAACGCAAGTGAGTTGATGTGGCTCAACACGTTGGTCAGCTTAGCCGGTTCGATGTGCTCGAGCACCTCCGTGCACACGATCAGGTCACACGGCTTGGGCATCTGCTCCATGCCAGGCAGGCCTGGGTCATAGTTCATCACTCGCTTGGGTGGGTTGAGCTTTTTGAGCTGGATCTGAAGCGTCCTCGCGCCACACCCATAGTCAAGCAGCGTGTTCCCACCGATCTCCTCATAGAACTTCAGGATCTGTGGTATGAACCGCCAGGCGGAGCTTCCCCAGGGACGCTTCCCATCCTTGTACTTCTCGTGGGTCGCCTTGAGAACCTCACGATACTCAGGCGTGGATAGATCGTCAACAGCATGCTTGAACGCACCCGCGCTCTTGATGAACATGCCCACGTGACCAAGATCGAGCGCCCACACGCCCTTACTCGCAAGACGATAGGCCAGGCATGTTGCCGTCGGACCCAGGCACAGAATGACTGGATGGGCGGGCTGGCCGATCTTTTCCATAAGCTCGTCGATGCCCATGTAGGCATTGGTGCGTTTTCCCTCTATAGGATGCACGATCTTCGCGCCGTCAGCCAACAGCCATTCCGGTTGCAGGCTCTTCGAGCTCGCACCACCATAGACGAGCGTCACCTCCTTGTTGCGCCACAGCCCGTGCATCGTCTCCCAGAACCAAGGGGTATCGATCCATGGTGCCGAGTCGGGGCGTGTGATGAAGCTCGACGCATACTTGGGCTGCAGAAAATACTTGACGATGTGGGTAGTCGCGTATTTGAGCCATGAGGTCTTCCTTGGAGTGTGACTGAACACATTGGGAATACCCACGAGACACTCACTCGGCTCTGCTAAGATGCGCACGAACTCTGCCCTCATCTCAGGCGTCGTCTCGCGCTGTGAGATGCCCGATCCACCCATCGCGAGGTTCATCTCACCATCGCCGAACCGGGCGATCGACCGACCCTTGGATATCAACTCAAGCGTCACCTCCTCGCTCATCACTTCGGGATACGCACCGATGGTAGCCTTACCTGATGGCGTGCCAGGCTGCGGACCGTAACGCTTCTGCTGTTTGTTGGTCTCGTGACGGATCACTTTGGTTTCCATATGTTGTCCGGTCCGCAGTTACCTACGATCTCATACTCCGCTTCCTCCATGAAGCGAACCGATCGTTGATACAGCGTTTGATCATTGCCCTTGTTGCGTGTTCCGTCCTCAAGCAAGATGATGGGTTTGCAACGACCAATCGTCCTGCGTGCACCCAGCAGAGCGTAATGCTCTGATCCATCCACGTCAAGAGCGATCAGGTCACAGGCAGCGAGGTTCATGTTATCGACGAGGAAGGTCGGGCACGGACCTTCCTCATCACTCACACGCCTGTGACCTGACTTGATGGTACCCTCCCGATGATAGAGGGCACCACGCATTGCAAAGATCCTCGGGTTATCGCAATTGAGCACGAGACATTTGAACTTACCCTGCTCGATCTCGAACGTGTACACCGTCTCGAAGTGCTCGGCCAGCCACTTCGGGTAGGCACCCATGTGCCCGCCAGCCTGCACGACCACACGGTTCTTGGCACACCACGGAAGCACGAACCGCAGGGCCTCAGCGTGTCGGCGATAGTATGTACCGAACTTTTGACCCTCGGGCACCCACCAGCCGTCGTCCTGGTACATACCCGAGATGATGACACGAGCGATAGGATCGGTCATTGCTGTGGTACATCCTCAGGCACGAGGTAAGAGCCGTCGGCGTTGAGCTCGAACGGCGAGATGATCATCGGCGCCTCCGAGTAGACCAGCTTGAGCTCCTTGGTCTTCGGATCCACGCAGCGCACCCAGGTCGCACGTGAAGGCTCGGCTGAGCCCTTGGCTGAGTGATATGGGATGCCGAAGCCCACCGCGTTGCACATCTTGGTCAACGAGCTGTCCACGTTGTACACATATGCGTGAGTGGGTATGTTGTCGCACGATGCCGAGATGACCTTCATGAAGTCACACTCGGCTTGGCGCTGAATAGCATCCTGCGCCTTCGAGTCATAGTGCATGAAGAGCAGGAACAAGAGTCCTACTACCGCGAAGCCTGTCCTTACTGCCTTGCCCATATCACATCCTTGTCGATCTGATCCACCTGTCGATACCTCCATGCCTTGAGTAGGTTGGCTGTGGTCTCGTGACTATAGTCTTGACCATCAGCCGACATCTTTCCTGTACGTTCTGTCAAGATGATGGGTGAATGCTTCTCGATGGTTTGACATGCACCGATCAATGCTGGTGTCTCATATCCCTCTACATCGAGACAGATGAGGTCACAGTGATTGAGCTTGAGGTCGTCGATCATGAGAGTAGGTGTTCCCCAAACCACACCAGTCGTCAACGCCATCGGCTCGCCATCGAGTTGAACTGTATGCAGGATACTCAAGCCTGCTTGACCACGACCCGACTCAGCTCCCATAAGAAACAATCGTTGCTCATGTTGACAGCCCAAGAACGAACGGAATGGATACACGTTCCATGAGTTCGCATTCAACACGAGACATCTGAAGTTGTCCATGTCCGGCTCGAACGTATACACGTTCTCGAAAAGGTTAGCCAACTGGGTAGCCCACAACCCACAATGACCACCTGCTTGTATTGCTACGCGTCGTCTCTCAGGTACGTGCTGGGCTACCTTCGAGACGTGACTGGCTGCGGTATTGATGTAGTGAGACTCATAGCCTGAGCACCTGGAGTGCCAATAAAAACCTTCATGATAGTACGGCTGGTCTGTCGGCCGGATCACGACACATCCACATGTTGGTTTGACTTACGCCTCGCTGCTCTAGTTAGTATCCTGTGGCTCAGGGTCTTGCAAGGCTTCTTGCATTCGAGCCAGAAATCTGTCGTTCTGTACCTCGAAGTATCCTTTTGTTGAGCCGTGGGCCCCGTGCCGCTCAGCCCAGGCCACCTCGGTGAACTCGCCGCGTCTGTTTTTTCTGGTCACACGTGAAACACGTGGCTTGCGGTACATCGGTACTCGCTTCTTATTCATTGTGGTGAGTTCATCGACCAAGAGTCGATACTCTTCTGTCTCCACATACTCTAGAAAATGATGAGCTAGGTTCCTCCAGAAGGTATCCTCACTCATCAAGATACCAAACTGACGAACGCCGTAGAGCACCGTGGTGTGATCACGTTGGGTAGCCCGTTCGAGCTGCGCCCAGTTGAGTTGCCAAGCGTGACGAGCAACCCACATCACCATCTGACGACCACCGATCAGCTGCGGCTCGGACCGTGTGTAGCCCATCATCCGCTCGGGATCAGCGTTCAACTCACAGGCTACCCTCATAATGAGTGCTTGAATGTGGCTGTTGATGAGGTGTTGACTCTTCACCGTAAGACCTTTCCCTCGGGATCAGTGACCACCGGCAACCAAGCACATCGACAATTAGGATGAACTGGTATGATACCGCTCGCCTCATCGATCGGATAGATCTTTCCCTCGAGCGCCTCGCATTCAGGGCACACTGAGTCGTCCTGCGCGGTAGCAAACTCCGCCTGGGTCTCTACACCCAGTACACCTGCCTCAGCATACGAGTTGAGTGTAGCCTCGGCAGCGGCGTCGATCACCTCAGTCCTAGCAAGAGCTCGAGCGCGTGTTATGCCGATGCTATCTACTCGATCGACGATGTCCCTCGCTAGCTGTCGTGCACCGACACCATCGACAAGACCACGAGCCAGCGTCCGACTGATCTGTGCATCCATCGTATCGGTGATGCCCGACAACGAGGTGTACGCGCGCGTGTAGATGAGACCCACACGATCGGCATGCAGTGGTCGGAAGAACGCCTGCTCGAGCCACGAGTCCTCGACCTTTACGCCTTGACTCTTGAGACGTTGCGCCGCCTTCTGCATCGACTTCGAATAGGCTGCCTTGATGTACTTGTTCTGCCAGGACTTATTGGCAGCAGATCTGATGGGCGTACCGAGCTGCACACCGAGGATATCTTTGCTCTCAGCGTCAGCAAGCCAATCCATAAAAGCTTGTACCTTAGCGTCGGATCTTGGAAATGCAAACTCACGGCGTCCAGGTCGTCGCGCGGAAACTCGTATTGTGGCTGCTGGTGCGTTTGCGATGATACCGAACACGTCATCTATGACAATGGCTTGGATGATGGCCTTGCGGATCTCACGAAACCGCCTTTTCATCTCCGCCTCGTAGCTCCGGCGGATGCTCGTGGTCTGCGTCGGGTCGAACTTGCTCGCGTGTACCAGCAGGTGCATTTGGGTTGACATGGAAGCTCACGTTTCCTGACGCATACTTCGCAAACTGAGCACGGACCGCCCGCAGTTCATCGGAGAGCAAAAGAAGCTTGGCTTCAGCTTCACTTGCTCTTGCCTCAGCACACTCAAGCTCGGTGCGTACATCACGCTGATCCTGCCAAACCTCCGTCAGCCACTTCTTCGCAGCCAACACGCGTGGATCCCGCACGTTTGCATGGACACGTATGAGTTCAACGAGAAGCTTATATTCGCGATCGGCCAAGGCTCTTGATCCTCGTATTCAACGCTTGCCAATAGTCCCTCGAGACCACTGTGTACTGTGTAGGTTGATCACCCACCTTCAGTGAGATGACTACATTGTCCTCAGCGGGATCACCCTTGACCAGGTCAAGTAGTTGCTGCTCAGTGAGCTTCTTCTCACTCATGAACACCACCTGCTCCACCTCGACCCACAATCATGTCAGGTCTGGTCAGGTGGTATCCGTTGCGCCTTGTTGCACGGTGCAAAATCTTGCTCTTGCGCAACTCCTCCGCAACCGCTGCTGCTGTTGCTGCTGCTGTGTCTTTGATGCCCTTCTCCATCGCATCAAGACGCAGTGCCTGGGCTGTGATCACCTCGAGCGCGTCTGATAGCTTCTGATCAACAGTTGAGATAGTATCCAACCGGGTTAGTCGTACCGTCAACTCTCTGATGTCGGCACGCACCCGCCACATCGCATAGTAGAAGACCCCAATCGCCAAGAGCATCGTCATGACTCCGGTCAAGGGCACCTGACCGAGATCCACAGTCGGGTTCAACCAGTCCCAATTCATAACGCAAGCTCCTTCATGTGCGACCGATAGTCTTTGTCGCACTCCTCGAAGATCTCAGGACCCAGCTCGATCTTGCCGGTATAGGGCTCGACCTCATCTAGGTCAAGGTCATCGAGCTCGTAGGTCAAGGTGATGTGTGGCTGATAGTCACCTGGGTATTTGTGCATTGCACCTACACCACCGATGACAAGGTGACGGTACTCGATGTCAGTGCTTTTGAACCTCAGGACTACGGCGCCCCCATCAAACTGTTCGACGACACGAGCACCACCGGGCTTGACGACGAGCTCACCATCTTGGTTTGGGTTCCAGTCATCGGGAACTGTGAACCAATCAATATCGGCTTGCGAGTACATTACCGTAACGTGCATCTCATCGGGACCGAGCAAAGAGCTAAAGCCCTGGCCCTTGGCCCACGAGATGATGTCATCCGCGTTGAGCACCATCCTCTTGACGTAGAGGCTACGAGGCAACGTGTGGGCTTTAAGGTATTCCTTACCAAACTCCGAGCCCTTGAATAGGTGCAACTGCTGAGTGGTCAGTGACAACTTGCGACCACCAACCTTGAGCGCGTTGGTCAGGATGCCCACCGCCTCACGATCAGCAGCACCGTTGGGCACAGGTGCATCTGGCTCTTCGAGCAGGGTATCCTCTGGGAGTGGCTCCTCCATCTCCTCACCATACTCGCTCTTGGGCTCAAGGCCAAGGAACTCTTTTCGGAACTCCTCTTCGGGTACCACGATCTCAGCACCAGGACTGGTGACGTAGTTCTTGAGTGTCTCGCTGCGGGTCTTGCCCACCTCGGCTGCCTTCTGTGGACCGAGCCCATCACCAGGCCACTGCACTTCCCACTGACCCTCGGGCTGGATGATGTTGCCGGTGAGGATGAGCTTGCTGATCACCGGCTTGAGGATGAACGGCGTCGCATAGTTGATCCGTCGCTCCTCGAGTCTCTGGGACCAGTTGTTCTCATCTTGGTCAGAGGACAGCTCGCCACGTTCTGAGCCGATGAGGATGCGCTTCGGTATGCTGGTAGCACCGGCGATGACATCGAGCACCTTCTCGAGCAACGGACCGGGATCGTTGATGGTATTCTGCAACTGTGTTGGTGTCACACCTTGAAGAGCCGTAATGCGCTTGAGCTGATTGCCAAACTCGTCGGCCTGTTGCTCCATGCGTGCGAGCTCAGCGTCACTAAATGACGCGTCCTTGTCGGCGGACCAGACCATGCCACCACGAGCGTTGTACCAGTATGACTCCGCTCCCGCTCCCAACAGCTTCTCCAAATCCTGCAGTAGGTTGAACACTGGTACGAGGCGGGGCAGTCCATACACCTCATCCTCATCGAGATACTCCGCAAGGTGGATCACTCGTGACCAGTGACATCTGAAGGAACGTTGGCCGCTGGGTGATTGACCACCACCCACCACTGGGTTGCCCGTCTGCAGGGTGTAGTACATGGGCTTGCCGTATCGAGGATCCTGCGGATCCGTCACCCACTGATTGATATTAACGTTGGGATCCGAGTACACTGAGATGTAGAGCAGTGGGAAGTTGCCCTCTCCCATGGGTTGGTCCAACTGCTGCCCATCTCGGAAGCCCAAGAGCAACAAACCGAAGCGACCTGTGCCCGAGACGCGGTCAGCGCGCTCGAGGTAAGTCATGATGTTGTACTTCTTGAAGCAATCATCATATGACTTGACGAACGGTGAGAAGTCATCGGTCTCCTCGTCGGCTGAGCTCCCCGCCTCATCTCGGATCAACGGTGGATCGCGCCAGGTGCCCGAGGGAAATGCCTTGATGATCCGGTTGGCCAACCCATTGCGATAGTACATCGCGAAGAGTTGCTCGACGAGGAGCTGCTTTGGCCAACCGAAGGTGGTGTAGAGATCACGGTTACCCTCGTGCGTGAAGCCGAGGATTGAGGCAAGACGATCGCGCAGGATGGTAACAACCTGCCGAACGTGTAGAGCCTGAGCCATCAGATGGTCCTTATGGCTATGAACACGAAGGCACCGATCACTGTGAGAGCACAGGTCAAAAAGAAAAGACTACTGACCCGCGGCCTCATCGGTCTTCTCTTCCCAGTAGAAGGTAGCCGGCGGCTCGTTGCCCTTCTGCACCGAGGTCTTGGTCCACTCGCTGGGCGTTCCGGCTGCGACCACGACGTCCACCAACGTCTCCGAGTGAACGACGGTGACGCGAGCGGGGTACTGCTCGTCGTCTTCCTGGGATGCGGGGTCACCCTTGTACAACCACACATCCTGTCCTACGATAACGGTCATGTTCGTATCTCCTTGCTGATCGCCTACACTTACACCGTCGTGGCTTGTATGGCAAGGTCGGCACACCCCAAGGTGCCGACCGACTGCCTCACGTGATCAGCGGCATCAGCCAGCCGATCCTGATCCCCATGCCCGGCAGGATGGTCCTGACGATGATGAGGATAGCGACCAAGATCACGATGACCCAGATCACCTTCATGATGTTGTCGGGGATAGCAATCCCCAACTGCCCCAGCACCCAAGTGATCAGGTAGACGCAGATCACCAAGAGGCAGAGGTAGATCAGTCCCATGATTACGGCTTCGATCATACATGTTCTCCTTTCAGAACAGTACACCAGCACGGCCCTTGTTAGAGCCGATCATCAGATCGGTGAACGCCCACACTCGAGCGTCCATCCGGTCTGGTGATTTCATATTGGCCAATGGGTCCCACGTGCACATCTGATCCTCGAGCTCAGGGAA